TTCAGCGATGATTCAGACTATGCTATTATCGGTGCTTGGTACGAAAATTTATCAGGTGCTGCTTACATCTTTACTCGAGCTGGGTCAACTTGGACTCAACAAGCTAAGCTAGTTTCTTCAACTCTAGCAGCTAATGATCAGTTTGGTTGGGCAGTAGATATTAGCAATGATGCCAGCTATGCTCTTGTTGGTGCAAGGTTAGATGACGACAATGGCAGTGCTTCAGGTAGTGCCTTTGTCTTTTTAAGAACTGGTACTAGCTGGGCACAACAAGCTAAACTAACAGCGTCAGATGCGGCAGCAGATGATTATTTTGGATATAATGTCTCAATCTCAGGAGACGGAAACTACGCTCTTGTTGGTGCAATTGGAGAATCAAGTAGCGCGGGTGCAGCCTATGTCTTTTTAAGAACAGGAACCACATGGGCACAGCAAGCTAAGTTAACTGCGTCAGATGCAGCAGCCTCTGATGGCTTTGGATGGGATGTATCAATAAGTGATGATGGAACATATGCTTTGATCGGCGCATACCAAGACGACGATGACGGAAATTCATCAGGTAGTGCATACGTCTTCTTAAGAACTGGTACGTCATGGGCTCAACAAGCTAAAATAACTGCAGACGATGCAGCAGCTTCTGATTACTTTGGTCACGGAGTAGATTTAAATTCTGACGCCACTTATGCTGTTGTCGGTGCTTATGGCGATTCTTTGACTGTTAGTGGGTCTGAATATAGCTTATCAGGTTCTGCCTATATCTTTACTCGTTCAGGAACAACTTGGACACAACAAGCAAAAGTAAGACCAGATGATCTAGCACAATATGATCGATTTGGTATAGATGTCTCAATCAATAATACTGGTTCTCTTATTGTTGTTGGAGCAGAACGAGCAGATAGTGGAGGTTCTAGTGACACAGGAGCTGCTTATGTTTTTGAAAGAGACGGCACATCTTGGACACAAGCAGCTAAATTATTAGCATCTGATGCGCAAGCCTCTGATAAGTTTGGTAAAAGTATAGAAATTAGTGATACTGGTAAGTTTGTTTTTGCCGGTGCCGCTGATGAAGATGGTGGATCAGGTGATCCAGGCGCCTCGACAGGTGCAGGTTACATTTTTGAAGTATAAAAGGATAAAAAATGGCAATAATTAAATGGGCGAGAGCCGCTTCATATAATAAAGCAAATACATATCCAGGCGCTAATGGTGAAATAGTGATTGATATAGAGCAGAACCGTCTATTTTTATATGATGGTTCAAATGCTTATGTCAGTAACACTTTTTTTCAATCTAATGTTTACATTTCTAGCGGAGCTGCCTCATTTGACTGGACTAATACTCCTACTCAAACTAAAATAACTGCATCAGACGGTCAAGCATCTGATAATTTTGGTGCTTCAGTAAGAATAAGTAAAGATGGGAACTATGCTATTGTTGGCGCAGAACAAGAAGACGGTGGATCAGGAGATCCAACATCTGGTGCTGGTGCGGCTTATGTTTATTTAAAATCCAGTGGAAGTTGGTCACAACAAGCTAAATTAACAGCGTCCGATGCAGAAGTTAACGATGCCTTTGGATATGATGTAGCATTAAGCGAAGATGGAACCTATGCTGTTGTTGGCGCACAATATGGAGGTACAGGATCAGGAAACGATAATCATGGAGCTGCTTACATCTTTGTAAGATCAGGCACTTCTTGGTCCCAACAACAAAAATTAACAGCGTCAGATGCTTATGAAGGCGCTCAATTTGGGTATAATGTTGATATAAATGCTGATGGTACTTATGTTGCAATTGGTGCGCCATATGATCAATCAACCAACTTAGGGGCAGTATATGTTTTCACAAGATCAGGCTCTACATGGTCACAACAACAAAAATTAACAGCTTCTAATGCTGGTTCTCAGGACAAACTTGGTTTTGGCACGAGAATTAGTGATGATGGTGATTATATTATCGCTTGCGCACCATATGAAGACACAACTGCGTCAGATGTGGGTATGGCATATATCTTTACCAGATCAGGCTCTACCTGGTCACAACAAGCAAATTTTCAAACTTCAGATGCTCAACTTGAAGATAGACTAGGTTTTGGCGCAGATATGAGCGGTGATGGGAACTATGCTATTGTTGGTACTTCTTGGGAAGATGGTGGTAGTGGAGACCCCATAGATAGAGCTGGAGCAGCCTATATCTATTTAAGATCAGGTACTAGCTGGGCTCAACAAGCTAAGCTAGTAGCATCAGATGCAGGTGCTACAGATTCATTTGGATATGCTTGTGCTATTAGTACTGATGGTAGTTTTGCTATTGTTGGCGCAGCATTTGAAGACGGCGGTGATGGAGATCCAAAAACATTCCATGGTGCAGCTTATCTTTATTCAAGAGATGGAACAACTTGGACACAAGTAAGAAAATTAGATGCAGGCGGATTGCTTGATGATAGAGATTATCTTGGACAAGCTGTAGATATTAGTGGTGATGGTTCAGTTGCCTTTGCTGCAGCACGGGGTGATGACGAAAACGGAAGTGAATCTGGAGCAGCTTATTTCTTTGAAGCAACTTAAAATTAAAAAAGTTATTGACATATTCTAATTATTTTGCTATAATCTTCTGAAGTGAAATTTTCAGCAAAAGAAAGGAATTGAAATGACACAACTAATATCACCCACAAAATTTACTGAAACTGTTGGCCTTTTAAGGTCATTTTTTTTGGAAAAAGGATTCTTAGAAGTCCACACACAAAATAGACTTAGTATACTTGCTGCATGTGAAGATCCGTTTAATGTAGCGACATATAACTATGCAGGCAATGTTTGGCCTCTTCCACAAACTGGTCAAATGTGGCTAGAACATGAATTGCTTTCCCAGCCCTGTTCAAAGGGCTTTTTTTGTGTCTCCACATCATATAGGCAAGAACCTAATGCAATTCCAGGCAGACATGATATCATCTTTCCAATGTTTGAATTTGAAATGCCAGGCAGTGTAGATGATCTAAAAACAATGGAGTATGAACTATGTGAATACTTAGGTTTTGGTAACATTACAGAAAAGACTTATGCTGAATGGCAACAACACTTTGGACTAAGTGCAGATACAGAAATGGAAGCAGAACACGAACTTGCAATGGAAAAAGAGTTTGGTCAAACACTTATTACAAACTTCCCTGAACTAACATCGCCTTTCTGGAACATGGCAAGAAACGATGACGGCAACACAGCCAAGAAGATGGATGTAATCCTAGGCGGTATGGAAACCATTGGATCAGCAGAACGTTCTTGTGATGTTGACATGATGCGCGATACATTCCACAGTATTGTAGACGGGGAGTACGCAGAGTTACTATTCAAACTATTTGGTAAGGAAAGAGTCGAAGCAGAACTAGAAAAGTTTTTAGAGTTTGACTTTTTTCAAAGAGTAGGAGGAGGCATAGGTATTACACGTATGATTCCTGCACTAGAAAAGCAACAGGCTTTAGCCCAGGCAGCATAACTTAATCTGGGGTGGTGAAATTGGTAGACACGCACGATTGTTTCTCGTGTGCTTGAGATAGTGTGGAGGTTCGAGTCCTTCCCCCAGAGCCAAAAATAAAAAAAGAGGGCGTAAGCCCTCTTAAGTTTGTCTCTAAGAGACATAGGATTATCTGCGTTTCTTGTTCAATGCTTCTTCGCGAGCCTTGCGTTTAGCAACGGTTTGCGGAATTGGCCCAGCATTGATCTTTAGAATAAAAGATTTGATTGCCTCAAAATCATGTTGTGGTTCAGTTACAATTTGACCATTTTTTATTTTAAGACCACACGGAATTGTTACACCTTCATACATTATTCATCCTCCTCGTCAAACATTTCAGCAAATTCTGGATATTCTTCAAACATATTATCAAGTTGTTCTGGTGTTATGTAATATTGTAAAGCACAATATAGATTCATAATAGTATCCCAACGTTCTGGAGTGTCCTCGTCATCTAGTAATTGAATCATCCAGTTTGTTAATGAATGAACTACTACAGCGTCTGTTTGTTCGTCATCTAATTCAACCCACATTAGTCTGTTCTCCTTAAATCATAAATTCGTTGTTCTTCAGGGCTTGTAGCAACATGATGCTGCTTATCTGACCAAATAGAGTTATTAACAGTTTCTATAACCCAGATAGTGCCTTGACGCTCAATAATCTCTTTTAAACGTCCAGCGTCTAGTATTTTTGAGGCTTGTTCATCAGTCATTATACAGCTCCAACCGCAGCCGAGCCATACCACAGCTCATAATACATAGAATTGTCAAAGCCCCAACTATCTTCTACTGCACATTCTACAGCTTCAGAAGGAGACATACTGTCTTGCCAGTAATCATACCACAAACAATCAGGAAGATCGTCTGAAGATACTCCAAAAGCACCGATACAAACTACATCTACTTCTTTTTTCCACTCGTCAAAAGTCATCCTATTCTCCTTTTTTCTGATTATGTTTAATTATCACATATAATTAAGTAAAAAGCAAGTTTATTTTGAATTCTTAGATTGAAATTTGTGTTTTATAAGTTCAGCTTCTTTTCTAGAAAAAGCTGTTCTAGCATTTACAATACCGCTAGGGTCGTGTTCTAATATTTGCCACATATCTCTAGGATATGCGGAGTTAAATTCATTTTTGAAAGGATAAATCTCAATGTATGGCGCTACTGGATTCATGATAAATCTCCTCTGCATGTGTCATTACTGAGTTACCATAAGTCCAATGCCCATTATCCATAGTGACAACCCACATACCTTTATAACTCATAGGTATCTCTGATACTGGAAAACCATATTTAGGATCTTGTGGAGTGGTTTGTTCAATCTCGGTGATATGAGCAATTCCATGACGAGTTAAAATACGATCTCCAATAGAGTAATATCCTTGTTTTTTCATACTAGTATCCAGCCTATTTCTCTAAGTATATGAACTACAATAATCCCATATAAAGGAAGACCACTTATAAATACTCCGCTCCAAAAATCTTTTAGTTCCATTTAATTCTCCATCTTTTTAATAGAATATCAAATAAAAAAGAAACTGTCAAGCAACTTCTTTTTCTAAATGGTGCGGATGCTTACAAATTATGATATTAGCATCTGTATATCTTTTGCTTGCTAACTCCATATCTTCAGTGAAAGGGAGTAGCTTATCATTTTCTGAATTAAGAATGATTGTCACACGAGAATATCGCCACATCCAATCACGTAATTGCGAACGTGTCCAGCCGTAGTCTCTCACACCTTTTTTTGGAATGATAATAGGATACTCGTGTTCGCAAGTGAACCATCTTTTGTTTCTATCATCTCGCGCATTGCAAATTTGTCGATGTGTAGGAGGCTTTCCGTTACGCTCTTCTGTTAATTCATCTTTTATATCTTGATACTTAAATAATGCCTCAGACGACCAAGTTTTACACCACTGAATTAAAGATGCAGTATTAGAATGAACTGCTGTAGTTTCACAAGAGATAATATCAGAAGCTCCCCGTAGACAACGATCTAAAACATGATACTGATACTTTGGAAGAAGCGGGGTAAGCATACAAGACCATGCTATATCAATCCATGTATTTGCTTGTAATTTCCAATCATCATTCATATGTTCTCTCCTACTATATTATGTAATTTTTTTATAATTTCAGTTACATTTTCAGGAGTAAGATAAGGTATCACTTCATCCTTAGTATTAGTGTGTATCCCTGGAACATGAATAAAATTATTATCTTTAATAACAGCTACTTCATATAGTGTCTTTTTATTTTCAAGTATAACACTAAGTTTATATTCTCCAAAAGTAGCTATAGCACGTTTAATATTTACTACACCACAAGGATCATCTTCGAATACAAGCTCCTCAAAACTATGTATCATCAATCTCACTCCATGATACTTCATATCCTCCCTTACGTGCTGACCACCAATCTTCTTCAGACTCAGTAGGATCTAATTCACAACAAAAATCAATAAATAATTCTTCTTCTTCTGGGGTGGCAGGGTTGTCTCCTACCCCAGAAGCACCTGTATAATCACAATGATAAGCTAACAATTCTTCAAAACGACTTACTGAGCCAAAAACTTCTATTAGTGTTTCATCATCGACTTCATATTTATAATGAAGATTTACGCTATGATGCTCAATCTTTTCAAATATCATTTAATTATCTCCAGTTTCTTCGATAGTAAGTACAAGAGGGCCGTGTATCCACACCTCATAATCTCCACTATGTTCAAAATCGTGATTTTCTAACCACTCATAAAAGTCATAGCAGTACTCTTTTTCAATCTCATTCTCTAGTTTTTCTTGTAGTTCTTTTGCCTTTTCTTTTTCTTTATGGCTATAAATAGTTGTATCGCAACTAATTCCATCCCAACAATCTTGCAAATCAAAGTCTTCGTAAGCAGTTATCTCAGTCGCCATCTGAAAAGTATCTTCTTTTGAAGCCTCTACTAAACGAGTATATTCTTCTTCGTCAAGAGTAATATAAAAGGTTCCCCAGCGCCAAAGAGTCTCATATTGAGCCCAAATAGTAGTATCAGATAAACGATACCATTCAATCTCTTCTACAGACTTTTTATATTTGGGCTCTACTTTTACTCTCATACACAAGAACCCCCTTCAAGAATAGCGATTTCAGTAGAATCATTATAATCACCATTTGATGAATAAGTACGAACAACTGTTTCTCGTACTAAAGTTCCATTACGGTTTTTATAAGTAGTTAGTTCTCGTCTAAGTATCCCTACACTACCCTGATCAAAAGCGGTTTTAAAAGGTCCGTCGATTTCCATTATGCTGCCTTTCTCATTTCTTCTTTTATAGGTTCTTTCTTCCAAACATTACTTTCACAATCATGCCAAACAGGAAAATCTGAGTTTTCCTTAGTGGTCTCAGGTTTACCAGCTTCTTGTTTACAATGTTTACATTTATACTTAAAAACTAGAGGAACTGTTAATGTGTGCATTTAGTTTTCCTTTTACCAGTGTCTGACTTTTTGATAAGGTGGTTCGATACTTAATCTTTCTAAAACTACAAGACCATTATAAAGATGGATACCTTTAGTGTTTTTAGCAAATTGAGTTAACTGACGATATTCTGCAATATCTCTTCGTTGATCAGGTAACTGGTATTGCTTATCTTGCATTGCGTTATTATGCCAATCATCTAATTCTCTATACAAAGTTTGAACATACTCAAGAAAAGAAGGTTTAGAAGTAACATATTCTTTTCTCAAACCTAAATAAGTATCTTCTACAAAAAGAACTCCGTTATCCGCCATTCTAGGGTATAAAAACTTTACAATAGTTCTTTGTTTATTAGTATAATGAGTATCATCAACCAATACGTCAAAACTGCCCGCAGCAGAAGCTACTTTTCTCAAAAAGCTTTCATCTTCTGCCGAACCCTGCATTGTTTTAATACCAAGTTTTTTAAGTTCAGAAACGTCTTTAGGATTCTCATGAACATGGATGATCTGAAATTCTTCAAGATTCCATTGAGAAACATAATTATGAAATAATATAGAAGAGTCTACACTTTCACTAATATTTACTAGATTGAACTTAGTAACAGAATTTTTTGGTTTTAGTTTTGTTAGATAGTCTTCAAATATTACTAAATGGTGTACCCATTTATCTAATCCTGTATAATTATCATCTAACATTTTGTCGTAGATTTGTGTAATTGTTTTCATTATTCACCTCTTAAAATTGGAATTACAGTGTATTATAACACCAAACACACTGTAAGTCCAGAACTTTATTACTTGCTGTTTTCTTGCTTTTGATTGATATCGTCCCACTCATTTGCAAATTCTTCTGTCCATTTCTCAACGAAATCTTCACGAGACAACTCCTCTGCATCATGCTCACGGGTCATTTCTTCTATCCATTCGTAGTCATTCTCATACATTTCTACTAACCAATCAGGAGCATCTGTATTATTTCTAGTACCTATAGAATAAGAATTTTCACCTTCAGCTGAGGAGAAATACCCAATAAAATCCATTCCAGCTTCAAAATAATTAGCCTCTACATTCCAATCTTGGTCTGTAGCAGCCTCATAAATACCAGTAGGAGGAGACCAAGCACTATCAAACCAAATATGAAAAGAAAGATCTTCACGATCAAAAGTTATTTGATCAGGTTCAGTACCGATTTCCCACTTGGTTCCCCAATTAGAAACACGAAAATCCCACCAACTAGGCATAGTAAACTCACCGTCTTTATGAAGATCAGGGTGAGCAGGGTCAACACTAGTGGTATTATAATCTGGTTCTGGCACAAAGTAATCACAAAAACCTCCTGGCTCTTCAGAGGCTCTATACTCATCAGTATCTTCGTGTTGAGGGTCCCATGCCCAATGACGCTCCATATGAGCAACAAAGTTGTCAAACGCTTGAGTGCTAGGGGCAGTAAATGTGGCTGAATTGTTACACCAGTTTGGCATTAGTATCTCCTTATCATCCTTAATTTCTCAATATAGTAATATACTATCAAAAATTAAAGTAAGATGCAAGACTAAAAGAAAAGTAAATAGGTGTATAACAAGTAACAAAAAGAATGAAGTATCTGATCTACAGTAGTTAAAGTCCAAAATCTACGACTGTTCCACTCAATAGATAAGCGTTTGCCAATCATAGTTTTACAGTAATCAATTAAAAAATGAAGAACGAAATCAAGTACTAAAAAACCAAAAGCTATTCCCATATGTGCTGTAAAAAATAAAACAACTATAAAAGTCAGAAGAGCGTGCTCTCCTGCATGAATATACCCTTTTGGGTTGTATAAATTATCTTTTCCACCTTTAGGTAAGGCAGCTTGTAAATATAAATCTGCAACAGAATGTTTTATAGTAAGAAAAAAGAAAAATAATAATTCCATCATGCTGCTCTCCAAAACTTCCACCAAGATTTTTTGAAAATAGTTTTATGCTGATGAATAAATTCTGGAGTAAAGTTTTTTGTTTTATAGTGCTGTAATGCTGACTTAGCATAGGCTCGCTCAACACCATTATGAGAAGTGTCAGTCATAGCATTAAGTTTAAGTAAATCTCCTTCAGTTAAAGATTTACCATACTCATTTACAAGTTTATGTGCAGCAAGTTCAATATCAATTTGTAATTCGGTGATATCCATATCCATATCATCCCAAAAGTCTTTTCCAATCATTGTATTTCTCCTTTTAAATCGCATCCTGAATCAATTCGTTAATTTTACGTTCAAGATCTTCGTTTTCGTTTTCAATAAATGAAATTTGATCGCGAAGTTCTTCTACACGTTCTTTTCGTTTTTCCATTATATCACGAATCTCAGTAAGTACAACTGATAAACGTTGACTAAGTTCAGTAGCTTCGTCCATTTTATCTCCCTAACCACTCATATTTGCCAGTATCACTAGTCATATTTTCATCCATCCACATAGAAACATCAGGAACACTACTCATATCTACATTACACCAAGGATCTGTAATAACAAGAGCAGCCCCCTCCCTAAACATTACATTACCGTGATGCATATCTAGTTTATTTGCGTCCATTGGGTCATCCCAATTACATTCAATATCTTCCGCATCTTCTTCTGTAAACGCATCTGTTAATCTAATAATGTTATCCAGTACCTCAAGCATTGCAGTAGGGTTTGGAAGTTGCTCAGGATACTTGTTTTTGGCAATTTTTAAGAATTTTTTCTTTCTCAAATCTCCATAGAGATATTCTTTTATCGCATCATAAGAACCATTACGGTGACAATAATTAGGACATGATTCTTCTAAACGTTCCATTACACAAACATAATACTCATTACTATGATCAATGTGAAAAGATTTCACTTTAGGAACACAAGGATTGTCTTGCATTTTAGAGATTATCATATCATAGTAATAGATCCAAGGATCTGCCATATTGGTACCAATTTTGATAACAGTATCGTCTCTTGCGTGTGATTCAAGAGCCGCAGCATAACACCCAGCTCCTATTATAGCATTACCAGCTTTTGCAGTATTTTTAATCAGCCTATAAGCAGTCATTAGTCATCCCTCATTGTTATAAAGTATCATAACAAAGAAATAACTATTATGCAACTATGTTTTTTCTATTTCAAGACCTTTTTGTATAGCTTTACTTATAAAATCACCAGTATATTGATGAAAAGCCTTTACATCTTCTATAGGATTAGTACTATCATTTATTTCTAAATCAAAGTTTAATAGACCACTACCATCCTCTTGGTCTTCTATAATTACCTCACCTACTAATCTCCAAACTACCCCATTAAACCTCTCATCATCTTTAACACATAACCAAGGAAAGTCTGTATTCAATTTCATTTTGTTCTCCTTCCATCAAATACACAAACAAAATAAACTTCTTCATTACCTGCATGTACACGGTGAAACACGCCGTCTTCGATTAATACAGTATCTCCAGCATTTACATTGAAAGTAGTGTCGTCTAAATCCATAGTACCACTACCTTCTATAAATATATAAACTTCTTCTTGTCCTTTATGTTTATGTCCACTAGTGCTTTTACGAGGATTTAATCTTGTACTGCTAAAAACAAGGTTATTCAATAAAGTATTATCTTTAACAATATAGCGTTCATCGTGTTTAACAACTACGCCCTCTATGCTTTCAGTTCTAAATTTCATTTATAATTTCCATCTATGTCGTAATGTTTAGCATTATACATGAAGCACTGTAACGCTGTCAGGATTCCATATTGCTTGCGCAGTTTTTGGAACCAAGCATTATAGTGTTTGATATTCATAACACGTTACCGTAACGTTTTTAGTGTAAAAGTAAAGCTGTTCTAATTTTTCTTTATGGTACTCACATTTTTCTAGGTCTGAGTACACCATCATATCGTAAGAGTAGATACTAGCTCCAACTTGAATAATAATTGCGAATAACAATACATATATCTTTCTTTAATCTAATTAAGTTTCGTTATGCTTTCTCCAAGCATTATGTAGTATATAAAACCAAACTCCGTTTATACAAGGCTCTATAATAGCATCTGCTCCTGCAAGAGCCCAATCTGCTCCTGTAATAATACGATTGCAAGTCATTGCAATCACTATATGTCCTACAGTATACACAACAGCTAGCATTACACTATTACCACCTAGTATCTTTGCTAACAATTTGAATATACCGTATCTAAACTCGCTCATTAGTCATTAATTTTCATACTAGAGAACTCATCTACTAAAGAAGTTACATCTTCAATAGAAGATACACAAATACGAGCATTTTTATAGTCATCGCTTGAATCACGACCACTAACGTCTACCATATAACCATTATCGTAACGATAAATAGTAATACTATCATTTACTTCCTTAAGTTTATCACTGATCTTCATTTTTATCTCCCTTATCTGATTTTTTGTACATAGAAACTACATTACTAGTCTTAGATATAGTCTTGTCTATATCTTTGAATAATTTATCTAATCCTTTTTCTGTAAGAAGATCATCCGGTTCAGGAGTAAAATCTATCTCGATACCTTCTTCAATAGTTATATAATCATCCATATTGATGTAAAACCCAGAAGATCTTAAAAAATTTTCAAAAGCATGTAATACTTCTTCTAAAGAAGAATCTTCTTCTAAATGTATTTTAATATCATAGCATAAATGGTCTCCAGAGGCTTTAAAAGTAAATCCTTTTTTAGACATTTTTATCTCCTATTTATTGTAAATTATTCGTGTTCTCCGCCAGGATCGTTTGGATCAAGCATAACTTTTTTACCATTGATCCACATATGCCCGCGTGTGCGACTTACAGAATGATAACCATCCGAGCGCAAGTTAAAAAGTGATGGATTGTTTTTTGCTACAGCAAACGTTCCTACTGTAATTGCAACGGCTGCCAATACGATAACATGGGCAATGGCAGTAATTCCAAACATCCACATACTACCAAAGTAGCTACTAAATACAATACACCACATCCAAGCTAATACTTGCATAACCATGTGTCTAGTATTCAAATCTGGAATATGCCTCAAAGGATTTTTATTGTGATCCATCACAACGTTCCAACTATTTACTACAAATGTCCTCACTGGATATACTCCTTTTTCAAATGTTACTTTTAGTGGATAGTGAGCATCTGCTATATCTTTAAACTCTATAGCATCATACTGGTCGATAAAATACTTTATCACTATTTGATTTTTAAAATAAGCGGCTACTTTATACATATTTTCTCTCAATAATTGGTATCCCGTAGGGGAATCGAACCCCTGTTGCCGCCGTGAAAGGGCGATGTCCTAACCGCTAGACGAACGGGACTTAGTGATAAGTAGTATCATCATGTACACTTTCATCTTCAAACTCAAAAGGCTCAACTTGCATAGCATTATCTACTAAGTAGTTCATCATTTTTAGATATTCTTCATCATCGTCATGTATTGTTCTAAGTAATCTATGACTTATAGCTAACATAACACTCGAAATCAACTCAGCATCGTGTCTTAATAATAATAAGTGCATTGTATCAAATAACTTATCAAATATTATTCTATGTTCTTTTCTTTTTTTCATAGCCTACTTAATTAAAATTAGTTAGTAACGAAAACCCATACTACATTATGTTCATGCGAAGTTTGAGTAAAATTGCCTGCTTTAGTCCAATCAATCTGTGCAAGACTGTTATCATTAATTCCAAAGTTTGCAATTTCTTGTGTAATTTGTGAACTATGAACAATATTATCTGGTACATCATCTTTATTGAGATAATGAGCTCCTGCTGCTAATGCTGCTATAATTGCTAGTACTTCCATAGCTTATATTCCTTTCAAAAATTTATACATCTGTATATAAAACATAAATGTTTTAGGATAATTATCAGGGTCAGGTAATCTATCACCATAATAATCTATCATATCAATTATTTGAGCATCTGTCAACACGTAATTACCTTTAAGTTGGTACTCGGTGAGGGATTCGAACCCCCGACAAACGCGTTATGAGCACGTGGTTCTAACCGCTGAACTAACCGAGTAGTATAATTGGGGTGATGTACGAGACTTGAACTCATACTACAAGTGCCACAAACTTGCGTGCTAACCCTTGACACTAACATCACCAATGGTACCCCCAGCGAGATTCGAACTCGCACGCCGCATTTGGCCACGGATTTTAAGTCCGTTATGTCTACCATTCCATCACAGGGGCTTTTATTTTGGAGGGTTACAAGAGAGTCGAACTCCTGACCTTCTGATTCGTAATCAGATGCTCTATCCAGCTGAGCTAGTAACCCTTAATTTGGCAGAGGATGTAGGAGTCGAACCCACGCCCGCAGAGTTGGAACCTGCTGTGCTACCGTAACACTTATCCCCTAATTATTAAATCTTTCTGATAGTTCATTTGTGTCTAACATATCTTCTACATCGTCTGTAGACATATATTTCAGAGCCATGATCAACATAACTTCTGCAGAGACTATGCCTTCTTCTACCATCTCTAGAGCTTTGTCTTTAGCATTTAATGTCATTTTAGTGCCTCTTATAACTAATTCTTTAAGTAGGTATGAAGTTCGTGTTGTATCTTATCCCAATGAGCTAAAGACACTCTAGACAAAGTACCAACAGTGCCTCCATATTTTTTTGTGAGTTCAAATATAAATTCGTATCTAGGTATATTGTAATGTTCGATAGCAAATTGCTCTGCTTCAATCACTGCATCTTTTAATTTACCCATCATAAAGCTCCTTCTTTTATCAATCCTTTAATTCTTCTAAATTCTAACAAATCAAAAAGCAAAAAGCAAACTAAAAACCCTGGTACGGACACAGACACTCCCATGAAATAAGGTAAAAAATATACTATAACAAGTAATCTAGTCAAGTATGCGGGGATATATTTTTTAGGCAATACGTGAAGCGGCCACATTAATTTTTACTACTTTTTTTAGTGTATTTAAGGGCTTGATATAGTTCTCCTATATATACAAAAGGAAAAATTACCATAAATATAGGAAAAAGCAGTAAAGGAAAGATTATTTTTTGCATTAAGCTAAAAGATTGCTCAGTAGTTTCTTTACTACCTTTGCTGCCGTTGCCAGATAATTCTCCAGCCGCATTACTCGCTCTCATCCAATAAATACCGCTATTATGGTTTTTTGGTTTTAATCCTGCTTGTCTCATTCAAAAACTCCTTCATCAACTAAGTAATTATCTAAATTATATTGAAGTTTATTATAAACTCTAATCCAATATTTTTCTGCCCAAGAATCAGGAGCACAGTTATCAATCACATTTTGAACGTTTCTAAGTCTATTTATATATAACTGAACTACAAACTCATTTTTCATAATTCTTCCTTTTTCACAAGTTATAACCTATACTATCAAATATTTAAGCTTTTGGCAAGTAAGATATAAAAAAAGAGAGCCCATAAGCTCTCTTTATCTTTAATATGTTAAGACTAAATCATTTGATCTCAATTAGTTTTGGTTTCTTTTCTTCTGGAATAATGCGTTCAAGTTCTACGTAAAGCATACCGTTTGCCATTTCTGCAGAATTTACAACAATATCGTCAGCAAGAGTAAACTTACGACGAAATTTACGCTGAGATATTCCTTTATGTAACCATTCCCATTTATCACTATTAACATTAGCCTCCGCAGGGTTATGTTCAATAGTTAAAACTCCATCAGCAATTTCTAGTTTCAAATCTTCTTTACTAACACCAGCTAGTGCCATTTCAATTTGAAATTTATTACCGTCTTTAATAATATTATAGGGAGGAAATGCTGTAGAGGTGGTTTGGTGCTCCATGTAACGATTCATATCATGGAAGATTCTATCAAAACCAACAGCAAAGGGTGTGAGTTTATTTAAGTCAAGTGTAGTTAAGCGTGTCATCTTACATATCTCCTTATTAAGCAAGAATTTAATGTAAAGTTCCCTCTTAGGCAAACCTTACATTTATAATATATCAAAAAAACAACTAGAGAGCAATTATTATTTCTTTTTAAGTAAGACTGAGGTAGTACTTCTTTTATTATCTATAGTAACTCCTGGAAACTGCATGATACTTTCAAAATGTTTTTCAACTAAAGGAATTAGATAATCGAAATAATGATCACGATTAGTATCATCATAAATTATCATACCCCCTCTTTTAAGTTTTGGTATTGCTAAATCTAAACAACGATTCCTAACTCTACCGTCTATCACTATAATATCGAAATAATTATCTTTAAACTTATCTATAGAGTGTACAAAATCTTTAAAAGATTTACCGCTCGCTGATGAGTGTTTAGCAATATAACCAGGATGCTTAGTTTCGTCTGGTTCTTTTAAAATTAAATTTATATTTATCTTGTCTTGTGCTCTTATTTGTAATTCTTCAAAAAAAGACTTAAAGTACTCTACACTCCATATAGTATTACATCTCTCTGCAAACCAAAAAGTAGAAGCCCCAGAACCCCACTCAAAAATTACATGAGACTTGTTAATATAACTGTCTAAATAAGTAATGCTAGTATCAGTCATAGCAGGAACATTAGTATCTAATAATTTGTAATCAATTCTCTTTTGTATACTAACCATTTTTTATATAATCCCTAAAATCAAATGATTTATCTATTTTATGTTGTCCATAAGCTTTACCTTTAATATTAGACCATACTAAAGAATCTGGAGCTTCATAAAGTTGATCACAATCTTTACAATAATCAATATCATCAAAACGTTTTTCTTTATGTGCTTGCCTTAAACTATTATACTCAGGGGAGTTCCAAATTTCAACAATAGTTTGATCTTCTAAGTGACCTAATACAGCTTTTGAATCTTGTCCTAAAACATAACAACAAGGAACTACTGCTGCATGTTTACCATCTACACCTCCTGCTCTTACATTCAAATAAGGTGCAAAAGGACGACCACAAGATCTTTTTTCTTTTTTGTCTCTTTCATATGGAGTATCATACTGACCGCCCCAATTGTGCATCTGCCAAATTTCAGCGTCAATTCCTAAAGGTTCTATCCAATTTTGACGGTATTCACTAATTTCATGCTCAATTCTATCATTATCTAAGATTAAATGATAAGAAGAAATCGTAGTATAAGAAGCTTTTGCAATTTGCATAAATCTATGAACTTGTCTGTAAACAGTAGAAAAAGCATCTTTACTCATCCAATGAGTATATTGAGTAGGATTATAACCAATTACACTAACTCTAATATTTTTTAGACCAGCCTGAACTAGTTTTTCAGACATAGTTTCATCTAAATTAAACCCATTACTAACAATATTACAGTCTATACCTTTACTAAAAGCATAACTAATATACTCGTCTATATTACGATTTAAAAGAGGCTCTCCGCTTCCTTGAAGGTTTATTTCCTTACACCCTAATTCTACTAATTGAGAAACAATATCGCGATAAGTATCTAAAGGTAATTTTTTAAGAAAGGACTTTTCTCTACCGTCTGTTTGAGGACACATCGGACATGCGTAGTTACATCCACCATTAATTTCTACAGATGCGTGTTTTAAGGTGTTATCCATGAATATTCAATCCTATCTAAAGTTTCTAAGTATGCTTTATCTAGCCAAGGTTTATGTACAGGAGCAGGTTGTGGTATATTTCTTACAGTATGTCTTTTATTGGTTTCATAAAAATCATAGTTTATTAAAAATAGTTTTGACGTAGTGTATTTATGAAACCAATAAGCAGCAATAGTACCTGTTAAAGGTCTAGGTACTTGCATTTTTTCTGTCATAATTTCCCAATCTTCTACAGGCCAAAAGTAGGTATGAGCCCACTCAGTTGGAAAATTACGTCTCATATTTGCACCTTTATTATCCCCATTAGCACGTATAATAAAACGCTCTCCTCCTGATCCCTGCGAATCGTGTTGAAATTTAGGATCTTGTGACTGGTTGTTAAACCAAATATCACAGTCTCCCCAACGACGACTAGAGTTTAATCTAACTAAAACAGGAGCACCTTCAATGACAACTCCGTCTAAAGGAACTCCTGATGATACAATATAAATATCTCTATTATCAATAAAATCAATTATTTCTGAGAGCAATAATCTCTCCATTCATCGGCATAAGGTTGGTTTTCATACCCCTCTAACCAAGGTCCTCCATCAGTAAAATGAACAGCACTTGGTTTAATATCTTTATCGTAGTATCCTAATAAGTAGTTCCACTCTATAGGCAAAGAACCAACTTCTCCGTCATAACACCAAGCAAATTGATGAAGATCGGCAGGGTCATAATTATTAACTAACTCAGGAGTAAGAAGACGACACGCCTCGTGTTCACAATTAAATAACATCAAGGATGACCAGTTCTTCTTTGGATAGAAATGATTTATTTGATTGTCCATTTTAGAAGCAGATTTAGGAGTATAAACATGTTGAACTACTTGAACTGCTTTAGTATCGTCTTTAAGAGCAAATAAGTTAGAAATATCGTCTAACCATAAAAAGTCACAGTCACAATAAACAGCCCAACCTTTGTACCCGCTTAGTGCAGGAACTAAAAAACGAGTAAGAGAGAAAGGAGTAGAAGCTCTATCGTCTTCTTCTCTCCAATAAATTTTTGAGTTTCTTAAATCGTTTTGATCGAGTTTATAGGCTTTAAAAAAACTAGGATGAGCCGTATTTCTAAAAATAGAGTTAACACAGGTTTCATAAGCAACCGATTGTTTAGGGTCATAACCGATGTAAATATTCATTTTATAATACTACTTTTTTTAGGTTTAGACTTTTTTAGACGGGCTTTTAGCTTTCGTAAACCATAATCTTTATACCTAATAATTATCATTAAAGTTGTTCCTTATCAAAATATTTTTGAACATCAAAACTTATTCTATCTCCATAAGCTATTATACAAGCTTCATCACTGTCTAAATGTATTTCTACAATAGTAAAAGTTCCTGTGTCTGTGTTTACAAATACGTATACAGGCCAAAGTTCTTTCTTTTGTTGGGAGGTACGTATTTCACCTATACCACCTAAAATGGCTTTTTCACCCGCTTCATCTAAAAACTTATGAAGAGAGGTGGGATCTCCACATTGTACAGGTTTTTCTCTCCACTGTGTCTCTGCAAAAGCAGAAAAAGAAAAGAGAAAAGTAGTAAAAACTATAATAGTTCTAAGTAAATTTTTCATAATCGTTCGGATCCCAGTGTTTACGATCGTGTACTAGAATTTCAAAGCCTGCCCCAGATAAATGAACTCTATCAACATCGGAATGATTAAAGCCCACCAATTCTCGCATATCCTGAATGATATGATAGTTAACAGGGATTTTATCGACATCCCAATCTCTCCAAGCAACAATACAAGGTACTGTAGAAAGTTTTGATTTAAGCGCAGCTGCAAGTCTCTGTCCTCCGTGTGTACAAACATATTGATCGTTTTTATATATTACACATAGTGGGTATTTTAACCCATCTTTGTTTATGCTATCTATTAATTTATTTAATATAAGCGTCCAACCTTGGTGTCTTTCACGATACCATCTTTCATCTCTAGAAAGTTGGTTGATAATCATATTTTTATCTAATTCAACATATGTTAACACAAATTTTTGTGTTTTATCTGCTGTACCGTTAAATTGAAAAGTCATAGTTCAAAAAATAATATTGGCCGACTTTCTTAAAAGTAGTCTCACCCTTTATTTCAAATTTTGTTTTTATATCTTCTTCTGTTATGAGGGTTGAACATTGTTTTGAGGAAATAACAATAGTTTTACCATAGATACCGTCCCAAGACCACTCTTCAATTCTAAAAGGTATAGAATCTTTTTCTCCGTAAGCTTTTGCTAAAATACGAGTATCAGGCTCTATAGGGACTTCATCAAATATTTTTAGTATATCATTCATTTATTTATTTTCTCTAATATACTTGTAGTTGAAAAGCCTTTAACTGTAGGAACAATATATACACTAGTTAAGTCGTGTCCTACTACTTCGTTAACTTTATAATCGCCACCCTTTACAATTAAGGTTGGCTTTAGTGATTTAATTAAATTGTATGGTGTGTCTTCGCTAAACACAATAACTTCGTCTACCCAAGATAAAATTTCTAATTGTTTTTTACGTATTTCTACAGGATTAATTGGTCTGCTATTGCCCTTCAATCGTTTTACACTATTGTCGTCATTAAGCCCTACAATAAGTTTATCACCTTTTTCTTTAGCCGCCTTTAATAATTCAAAATGTCCTGTGTGCAATATATCAAAACACCCATTAGTAAACACAATAGTATATTCTTTACCCACTTTTTGTATTCTTCTTCCATATTTTCTAGCACAGAATCTATACCACTTGCTATGACTTGCAAGTAATCTTTTTTGTATTTCCATTAAGAAGAGCCTCTTTGTTTGTATCTTAGAAAAACATAAACACCTAATCCAATAATTATGATACCATCTTCGCTAAAAAACATAGAAGCTATAAAAGCTGACATCATTGAAAGTATAAAAGTACCTGCTTCTCTAGTCGCTTCTTTCTCCGGTATCTCTAGCGGGCCGTCTTTCGAAAAGAACTTCCTCCCTATCATCTGTATCAAGTTTGCCAAAATGCTCTACTCCACCACCATAAGCATCAAAATCAAAGTCCAATTGCTGAGATAATTCACTATGATAAACTACAGTAGAACAAGCCATAATTCCAGAAATCCAATTCTCACAAGCATCTCTAATGTAATATTCAGATTTGTCTGAATAATCAATACTTCCGATAAATTTATCATTTTCGTAAAAAGTAACAAAGCTACCTTTTAAATCAGCTATACGATTATTATTTTCATATTTTGACATTTTAGCATCTCCTGTTCCACTCCGTGGAAGACTAGGGGAAATTTCATTTCCCAAAACATTGCCCACAGTGTATTATTATAATAACAAAAAAACCACCTTCATGCAAGCCAAAATTTGGACGCAATGGTGGCGTGACACTAGTTGTGATTTCATCACTGTAGTTGTTAGCTTAGTGAAATATAAATTAAATGAGAAGCAACTGCACACACTTGTAAGTAAAATAAAACATTTTGTTGATGCTGTGTTATCTCATTGCGTTTTCGCCTGCGTTGTGAAACTCCGTTTCTTTTTTTTCTTCCCTAAGAGTAACACAATTCTGACCTTCGGTCAATGATAAAATTCTAAAACTAAGAATTTGCGGATTCTAGAAGGGAATGTAGTGCGACTACGCGATTCGCAGGCGAGATATCATAAATCTGACCTAATGGCTCGTTTAATGATACATGCTTCTTGACGATTCTTTGATGCTTGCAGGGCTTACGATAGGAAGGACAGTTACAGTAACTGCTGATATGATAGACAGCGAGAGGTTTGCTATCCTCTCCCCAAGAAGATACTTCGTACCCAGAATTTGCGCGTCTAACTAAATACATTTATTACTCCGTTAAGGTGAGGAGACGGAATTCTGCCAGGACTCCAGTTTTTCAAGTGATTTTGAGTTGGCGTTGAGATCCGCAGATTGTGCGTCTCCTCAATTTGTTAATTATATATTACCAAAAATTCGAGAGACTAGCAAGTGTAATTTTGCCTAAATTTATATTTTACTAAAAAGCAAAAGGGCGCAACACTAGGTTACGCCCAATTACTTCTAGAAACCTGGTTGCCCAATCTTCTAGAGTTCTCCTTTTGTTGTTCGCTATCTTTCGCCCGAATCTAATTCAGCGGCTTGGCCTCACATGAGGGGTAGCTTACCAAATTTTGAATGTTAAACCAGCACCCGCCCGCCGTTTAACCGTTTACACCAACACAAGTACTAGTGATATACAGGTGGATGAAGTCCGTACATCTCATGTATTGCCCCCCCATGTAAACTAACCTGAATGGGGTGTAGTCGCGAGGCCGAAACCTCCACTACGTCTCCCCCTCGCAGAAGAGCTATGAGAAGAGCGACTTCTCAATCTTTATAACTTATATTAGCATAAAAAGATACACTAAGCAAGTATAAAGTTAACTTATCTACTCCGACCCTTTCGTTTGTTACATAAACTACTCAATCGCAGTTAGCCTACATAGATAAGTAGTGACCACCACCAACCTCGTCAGTCACCTTTGAGGCAGCATACACGCTGTTGTTCCTCCCCGACTTACAGATTGCTTCCTGTAACCAGAACCCCCTGATCATGCTTTACAGCCAACGGCGGGGACTAAGTAAAGTCGAAGTTCGAAAACAAGACAACTTAGTGCGTCAAAGAAGAGTTATCTAGAATAGGCTACTTCTTTGCGGAAGGTTTTTTTAAGTAGGTTATCCTTACCGAAACTACTCAGAAAGAGGAGAGCGATTAAACTAAGGTCCGTCTATGACTGGACTACCTGCTCTTTCTTATATAACTGCCTGGCGGCTCTAATTGCTCTTACCTAAGTAATCAGACCAGGACTTTTCCAGCTGCCAGAAACTTAATTCATGTTCAGCGCTTCGAAGCGAGGTATTAACGCCCCTCTTAGAATTTCAACCCTACCCCTATAGGTAAAATCTATCTTGGCGCCTAGCTTTTTGGTTTTGACGTGAACCCAACCTAGAGGAAACGGTACAAGGAGTATTTATAGACCGCCTCCAAGTCAGGGCGGAGAGAGAAAGGATGAAGGGCGGTTCCGTCCCTTCCGTTGCATCATTAACCGAATTTATCTTGCGCACGTATACCCGAAGGTTGCATATGCTCGGAGGATGATCCCCTTCTCAATCTTTATAACTTATTATAGAATATTTTTAATCATTTAGCAAATATAAAATCACGGGCGAGAGTAGTTTCCGTACTAGCGAAGAGTGTTTTTGAATAGTGCCTAGTGTTATCACACATCATGGGCTTGTCTTGCGTTCCCTACTCGTAGCACTCGCCCCTTGACTTTACAAAAGGTTTTTTTGAAGAAGGTTATCCTTAAAACTTCTATAAACATAATATAATAAATTTTAGCATTAAGCAATAAAAAAGTGGTGGGGAGAATCACGCGTCTCCCCAAGTTTTCAAATTCGAGCGCAAGCGTATACTGGACTAGTCCACCTCTACTCAATGAAAAACTTATACGCGGTGAAAGTGTCGTTTTCACAATACGCTGTGCCTATCGTATGGCACAAGCACGATTGATTTTAGCTTAGAGCTAGGTACTAACAAACCTAACGTCGCGAGCTCAGTGAGTTGCAGCTAGATTTATCGCTCAATCAATAAATATATAATATAAGAAATTTAACGATTAAGCAAACTAAAAATTATTTTAAGTTTAGTATTTGGTTTTATTTTTCATATATAGTTAGTACCTCTTTGACAACAGGATGTCTTTCAATATCTTCATGTTTAAATTCTAAATACTTAATATAGTCTGTAGCACCATGATGAACTAAACAATCCATAAAATGAGCTAATCCGTTTTCTTCATACCCATTATCATGCTGATCTAAATCTCCTGTAAGTATAAATTTAGAGCCTTCTCCTAACCTAGTTAGTAACATTTTTACTTGTTCACGTGTTGCGTTCTGCATTTCGTCTGCAATAACCCAAGAGTGTTTAAAGGTACGCCCTCGCATATAAGCAAGAGGAGCAACTTCTATTTTTTCTTCTTTCATAAAGTATTCAAGTTGTTGAGGAGAAAAATATGTTTTAAGTATATCAGTAATAGGTTTCATCCAAGGATCCATTTTTTCAAGTATATCGCCTGGTAAGTAACCATGTTCTTCATCTACTGATACTGCTGGACGAGTTATTACTATTCTATCAAAATGTCTATCTTGAAACTCTTCTGCACCTTTAGATACTGCAAGTAGTGTTTTTCCTGTACCGCTTGGGCCTGTTGCTATAATTATATGAGTGTGTATATCATTCATTAACCTTAAATAGTAGTTCTGTCTTTCATTTTTTGGCTCAATAGTAACTTTCTTACTTGGTCTAATTGTTGCTAAATTATTATCAACTAACTTAAATTGTGTAGTTTTTCTCGACATAAATTTCTCCTTTGAGTTAAAAAAATAGAGGTCATCGAGACCTCTATCAATTACTAATTTTAGTAATTTCTTGATATTTTTTCTATCTTTTTTTGAGGCTATACTCATTCACCAGCTCTTAAATAGTTTAAAACACTAGTAGCGCTTGAAACTTCAAAAGGTTCTTCTGATGGGTTGTCTTCTTTTCCTTTCTCAATAAAAGTTTTTTCAATATTCATTCCTTTGGTAATAATAGCATATCTCCAAGAACGGTATCCATATCCTTTACTAGACTTATCTACTAACATGCCAATTTGACGAGTAAAATCTGCATTACCATCTGGTAACATTTTAATATTCTTAATGCCTAACTCTTTTGCCCATGCGTTCATTACATGAGAATCATTAACAGATAAACAAAACACATTGTCAATACCGTGTGCTTTAATATCTTCGTATAATAAATCAAATTGTGGTAAATGAGTAGAAGAACAAGTAGGTGTATACGCACCAGGAACTGCAAACAAAATATTCCTACCTATAAAGTAGTTTTCTGTAGCAGCCTCTACCCATTCTCCATTTTCTCTAATTTTGAAGATTGTGTTCGGAAGTTTAGTTATCATTTTCTAATTCCCCCTCCTTTCTTATTATAGTTTCTAATTGTTCAGATATATGATCAATTGTTTCTTTTAATAGTTGTTTTTCTATTTCTAACTTTAATACTCTGTCTTTTATTGTATTAAGCTCTTCTTTCAGCGTACTCATGTTATCCTACTCCTGGCGATCCAAAACCTAATGCTTGAGGACCTGTCGGTGATAATTCAAAAACAGAATCTACTGCATAATACCCAGAAGCAAAAGGAAATCTTTCAATCTTATTAGTCCCGCTTGAATCAGTCATTAAATAAGCTTCATAAGCACCTGATATAGCAGTGCCTTTAGATTGTTGAGTGTGTACATAAGGAGCCTGTGGCGCTTGAGGCCCTCTTAGTTCTCCAAACCATTGATCTCTATTTTCACCGTAACCGACTGTTCTACTATAACTAGCCAAGGGTATAACCGAAAAACCTGTTAAACCAGGAGTACTTGTAACAATATAACCAAGGTTACTCCAAGCGTACATTCTACCGCTTTCTGGAAAAGATCCTAAATCAGTTTTAGTGATAGAGGAAGAACCAGAAGCTCCTGCAAACCTATCAATATCATTATAATTAGTATTTCCGGCATCACTAGGATATTTAGAAGCACCCGCTATTTGATAACCATAATCCATACTAGCGCCTGAAGCTTGTTCCATTCTAGAAGTAGTTAGAGTACTAGATTCAGCAGCATTAGTTTCAGAAGGAAAGACAAACTGTTCCATAGTACTAACTGCTGCTTTTGGACCTGTGATATTACCTGTCCAACCACCTGCTACATAACCTCTATTACTAGTACCTAAAGAAAATCCTCCGTGCATGGCTCTACCAGTAGTTAGTGTGTCTACTGAAGATGCTATTGTAGTACTAGGAAAAGTAAAAGAAGCAATATCCGTAGTCATTCCTTCATTAGTAGGAGAATTATAATGCCCATATCCTCCCGCTGAGTAAGCTTTATTAGTACTATCTGGAGATATTAACACTGCATGGTTAGTAAAAGTATGAGAACTAGTTAGAGTTCCTGGGTCTACAGCGACCCCACTTCCAGAGGTAAGTGGAAAGTAAGTTACCTTTCTTAAAGAAGTGTTTGAAGGCTCATTAATGCCGCCGCCGCCTATAGAGCCTCCATATGCTTTATTTGATCCAGCAGAGTGATTAGGATAATAGTAACCAGGTTCTCCACTATAAGGACCTACAGGTGGGTAATTAATCATTCTATTAAAATAAACATCTCCTGCACTTGGAACAGAGGCAGCATTAGCAGTGTGCTGAGTAGGTGTTGAGGTTGGTACGTATTGTGAATAAGAATAAGCTGGCACAGAAGGAACATTAGTGTTAAATCTAAGGTAAGCAAAACCTGGTTGAGCTTGATCTGCATAAGAACTATTTCCCATTATAGCAGTAGGGGTGTCACTAAATCCCTCATGCCCAGGAAAACTTACAGGCCCTTGTCTGCTACCGCTTGTATAAATTTTACCGTAAGTAGCTGGAAAAACAGGAGCTTTCCAATTTCCTCCCGAACCTTTATTAACGGTTAAAGAGCCTGATCCAGGATATGCCGGACCTGTGATAGGTACATTTCCTGGAAACCCAGATACTGTCATAGTATTAGGAAAAGTAAGAGTATATCCTACACCTCCAGCTCCTTGCATCTGTCCGAAAGTTCCAGGCCATGCCGATATAGGTCTATTATGTTCTAAATTGACACCTGCATATCCAGCACCGTCATTAGTGTGTGTAGGTGTTTTAGCGCTTGTTCCTGCAGGTAAGGATCCTGCATTACCCCCATCTCCGGCTTGTCCTAGTTTAAGTGCTAACATAGACCTGTCTGTAATAGATATAGCATAAGGACTTTCTGTAGGCGCAGGAGAAGCTAACTCTGGCTGAGTATCCCATCCATGACGTCTATAACCTTTTTGTAAAAAAGAAAGTTGCTGTGCAGGACCATCTGTTGCGTTCGTATAAGGAGTAGAGGGTATAAATCCTACGGCATAAGGCATACCTGCATCAGCAGCATCAGCGTTTCCCTCTAGCATACCTCCTCGTTTACCTTGAAGACCTCCACCAGCTACTACGTAGTTAGTACCATTAATATTAACTGTAGTAGTACCTCCACTACCGTCTGTAGGGGCTGATCCTATGCTAACCGAAATTGGAGTAGCAGGTGTAACAGGTATAGAGACAGGATGATAACCATGAGCACCTGCTCCTCCTCCTCCAGCTCCTGCCATGTCTGTTTGATAAGTATAATGAGGCACCCACCACAGCCCTCCATCATAACTAGTAGGAGCTTCAACACCTCCAGGACCATCTCCACCAGTATAAAGATAAGGGCCTGTGCTACCCCCAGCACCGATTGCAGTCCAAATTTGTACTGTAGATACTCCTTCTCCTACTAAATCACCTACTGTAGACCCTAAAGGAGCAGAAGGAGCGTCAAAAGCCATATCAACAACACCTGCTTTTTTATAAGCAGTAGAAGTATTTTCACTAGGAGACCCTGTTCCAGCATCATTAATACCTGTAACTACAAACTCATGAAGAAGTCCTTGGGGTGTTGTAGCATTTGGTATTTGAATAGTAGTAGGAGAAGAGGTAATAGGAGTACCATTATGATCTACATATAAGTAATTATAGGCTCCGCCAGCAGGGGCTGATCTATACCCTATTGCCCAACTATCAGCAGTCTCTCCATTAGTATTCTCAGTCCATGAAATATCAAAGCCAAAAAAAGTATCTTCAGAAGTAGCAGCTGTAATAACAGGAGCAGGGTGAACAGTGGCTTGAATATTATGAAGTTCATCTAAAGAGATAGTAGTTCCTGGAGTGGAAGGTATCGAAGATGTTACAAAAGGATCGCTAGAAGTGCCATACCCATACTTCTCCCCTGGTGCAAGAACATTTCCAACACGATAGTCGTCTAACGATCCAGGGGCTGTTCTAAGGGGAGAGTATAAATCCTTAAGGTTTTGAAGGGAGATTGGTCCTGAAGTTGGAGTTCCCATTATTTTTCCTCAATTTTTGCTTTTAATTCTTTAATAGCTTGAATGAGAAGAGGCACAACTCTACTATAATCAACAGCTAAATAACCATCTTCTCTAGTTTTTACTGCTTCTGGGAGTATTTCTTGAAGACTTTGTGCAATTACGCCCACATCGTGACCCTCTAAATGCTTGTAATTAAGGCCGGCCTCCCTTGCGTTCCAATCAAACTCAACTCCGGTAATAGAATCTACTTTATCTAATGCGGAAACAATTGGGGTTATATTTTTCTTTAAACGAGAATCAGAAGTATTAAATGCTTCGACATCTCCACCTGCGTGAATAGCTCCTTCGACCCCTAAACCACCTGCTGTAATGATAAGAGCACCTGTATCTTTTGAAGTTGATGCGGTAGCATCTGTTACAGAAAGTGAGTCGGACTCGAGAGTAGTAAAGTTACCTGTACCGGGTGTTGTAGCTCCTACATTAGTTCCATCAATAGCGCCTCCATCAATATTTACTGTATTTATAGTAACTGTTGTACCATTAAAGGTAAAGGTAGAGGCGTCTTGCAATTCTCCACTAGCACCAGCATAAATAACTCTACCAGAAGTTAAATCAGCCACATTAGCAGAAGCTACTTTTAGCTGTGTTCCTTGTTTAACATGAACATTACCAGAACCGTTAGGAGATAAAATTATATCACCATTAGTGTCAGTAGAACTTATAGTTCTTCCATTAAGTTGTAACTGATCAACTAAAATATTAGTAGCGACTGAGTTCGTACCAATAGTGACGTCATCTATAGATCCACCATTAATATCAACAGACTGAGCGGTAAGAGTAGTACCATTAAATGTCAAATCTGCATCAGTAACTATTTGACCACTTGTTCCTGTATATAAAACTCGATTTATAGTTTGTCCTGTTACATAAACATTTGGAGATATTAAATCTCTTTGAGGACGAACATCTCTTGCGTATACGTCTTGATAACCAGTAACTGAAAGAGAACCTGCTGTTGTACCGTCATCAGTAGTACTAAAAGCAGACCAACCATCGTTTGCTTCATCCCAAACCCAAGCCATATTGTCCACAGAAGGACGGTACACTAATAGCCCAGCATCATAAGAAGCAGGAGCAGCCTGATTATTAGCAACAACAATTAAAGGATCTTGTACTAAAAGGTTAGTAGCATCAGAAGTAAATGTTGAGCCTTGAACTACGAAATTACCTTCTACAAGCACATCTTGTTCAAAGGTTTTATCAACAGTAAAGTTTTGAGAACCAGAATGAATAGCAGTTACATTATCTTGTACTGTATTAATATTAGAAGTTAAATCAGCATGTAATCCTTGTGACGCTGTGTTAGCTGTTGTAGCAAAATGATGAAGGTTGCCTTGTACTAAATTGACATTACTAGAAATGTCAGCATGAACAGAGCTAAATCTAGTATTAGAGTAAGCACCTAGCGCATGAACGTTTCCTTGAATAATATTAATACGAGAATTAGAATATGATCCTAAAGAATTAACATTCCCTTGAACAGTATCAATATTAGTATTAGCAGCATCTACCCCAAATATTAAAGAATTTATGGTTGTGTTTGTTGTAGAAGCAAAATGATGTAGATTAGTTTGAACTCTTCCTGCTGCAATATCTTGAGTAAGCGTAGCACCAATGATAGTAAGGTTACCATTAATTCTTAAATTACCGTTAATCTGAAACTGAAACCCAGGTTCTAAGCCTCCAGGACCCACAACAGTTTGATCACCAAATTCATCATTAGCTATAAATCTAAACCCATTGTTTTGATCACCGCATATAAACGATTCATTAACAGAGATAATGTTTGCACCGCGTAATGCTCCATGCATATTTATGTTTCTAACTTTTGCATCTCTGCTACCAATATCCATAGAAGAAAATAGTATTGTTCGACCTTCTTCGTCACTAAAAGCATATGCTCCAAGATTACGATCTGGAACAATAGAGGTATTAGCAGTTAGTATACGATTATATTTATAACCATCGCTAAAAAACCCAGCACTGTGAGCATGATCTACTGCAAAGTATCCATTGTAAGTTATAGGAGAAGGAAATTTAACATTACTTTCATAAGCAGTTTTAAAAATAACTCTTGCAGTAGTAACAAAAGCATTACCATTTTCTGTTGTGAATGTTAGTCCTCCTGATTCAATAGAAGCATTGTTTAAGACAGCATTATCTATTACAGGAAATCCATTAATACGAGTACCTTGTGACATATGTAAATTAGAATTTACTACAGAAGGCGTGCCTGGGCTATCATTCAAGGTTAACCCTTGCATGGTTACAGTAGTAATATTAACATTATCTAAGGAAGTTTGTACTGTAGAATCACTAATACCTAAATTATCAATTGCTCCACTTATATTATTGGAGCCAGTACCACCAAGGGAGACTGGGACTATAGTTGCCATTTATACCTCTCAAAAAAAATTCTTGTATGTTGATATGATACAAGAATTAATTTAGTTTGGCAATTGGTATTTTTGTTACTTTAGCTTTTACTACCGATAAAACAAATGGTCTCCAATAATCGTAGTTAATTTTTTTTCGTCTGCCCATTCAGGAGATACATAGTAAGCATGATAATGAATAGACCCTTCTGTAAAGTCGTATCTTTCGGTATCTAAAAATTCTTCTATATGTATCTTTATATCTAGCCAAATTTCTCGATTGTTAATAACGTCTTTTACTCCATCACAATACCAAGAAAACTGACAACGATTTTTCACGGGATAAAAAATACGTTCATCATCTGTTAGTGTTTTGTCCTTGCGTGTTTTCCAGCTTTCCCTTACAGGTCCTTCTAATACTACTTCGCAAATTGTGTTAGGGTATTTTTCGCTTTTTACTCTATTTAATACAACTAAAACTATAGCAATTTGTCCTGCCAAAGATTGAGTATTAGCCTCAAAATAAGCATTAGTTGCTAAACAGTCTAAGTCATTACTTAGTAATTCCATCCCTTTTGCTTCTCCAATCGTAAGTAGGAGAAGAAGCGCGCTCAATATCTTCTTCAATACATTTGTCTCCTTGCTGAACTTCTAGTATAAATAATGGCTCAGTAGTAGAGTAATTACATAATTGATGCCAACTTCCTTGATCAATATCAATTGTTTCATGTTGTTTTACTATTTGACCAGGTACTACTCGTGTATTATACACATACGCAGTTCCTTTAACTACATACCAATGTTCAGACCTATGCTCATGTTTCTGAAAAGATAATTCTTTATCTGGTAAAACATGAAGTTCTTTTACTTTAACAGACCCATAATCTTTTAACACAGTCCATGTTCCCCACTCACGAACACAATGCTCGCCTGCCCAATTAGACAATAAATGAGATGAAGAAGAGGTTTTTTGTCCTCCTACGTTCCATAGTAGCTCGATATCATTAACTAAACAATAATCAACTTCTGGAACATTAGTATTAGACCTATCCCCACCGTTAGCAAAATATAAAAGATTATCCTCTATACCATATATGTCTTTAAACTCTTTTAGCCCACTTAGAGCAGTACCATCACTGTCACTCATCACAATAACTTCACAAACTCCTTTGATAGAGTTCATAATATATTGTCTTTGATCCTCATCCATAAAAGGTTTGCCCTTTTTGTTAGCAAGCCAACTATCAGAATTAAGTAAAATAACTACATTACCTAATTCTGCTGCTTCCTCAATCATCTCTAAATGACCTTTGTGAACAGGGTCAAAACCCCCGCTTACTGCTACATACTTATTTGTCATATTTAATTTCTCACAAATTGGAGCGGCATAGGAGAATCGAACTCCTCTACATAGCTTGGAAGGCTAGTGCATTACCACTATGCTAATGCCGCATTGGTGACTTCGGAAGGATTCGAACCCTCGACCCACAGCTTAGAAGGCTGTTGCTCTATCCAGCTGAGCTACGAAGCCCTAATCTAAATCGATTATCTCCTCGATTTCTTGGAATATTTCTTTAATCTTAACCATTTGATCTGGTAAATGAACTATTTCTGCAGGATCTTCTAATATTTCTTTTATTGCTGATAATTTTTCACAGATCTCATCTGACTGATGTGGCATAATCATTTAGGTGTACCCATAACTATTCTTCGATATAGTTTTCTAAAGTATGAATCATATCTTCATATTTGGAAGCTTGCTCTAGTTCACCCTCAATTGCTTCCATAATATCAGGGTGTTCTCCGATTCCTGCAGGATTAGCTAGATATACTTCTATATTAGCAAGATGTTTATCAAGATGCCCCTCTAAATGTTTTCTAGTAGCTCGTACTAAAGTTTCTCTAAGATTATACATTTTTACTCCTTTGACCAATCATAAAGTTTTTTTGTGACGCTATACGTGTAATCATAAATAGCGATTATGTGTATAAGTATAACAAAAATAAGTAGAATAAGCAAGAACGTTTTCATTATTTTTCCTTCTTTTGATACTAAACCCTACTAGCTGCCACCATATTTGTTAACTCACTAGTGATAGCCATATTTTTATGCTTTTTATACTCTGTTTCCATTAACTCTTGATTTGGTAAAAAGGGGTTAAGAAATACCTGTCTCAGTTCAGAATAAAACATCTTAAACTCTTTTCCATGAGGTTTAAGTCTGCTCATTTTATGAAAATATTTGTGGTTATATTGAGCCGCATGAGCCATCTCATGTGTTATATGATGTAATAGTTTGTGTTCTAGATTGTCTGTAAAAAAACCTCCAATAACTTTATCAGAATCAAAAGACGCATATTCATAAACACGGCGAGGAGCATTATAGTTTTCGTCAGGAACAGCAACACTCATAGCTATAGAAACAATTGGTCCCCCATTACGCCACCCACCTCTTGAACAACGACGACGTTTCGACCAATCAAGTTTTGCTTCTATTAAAGCAAATTTCTTTGCACTAGATATTTTACAGTGAGTATGCAGCCATTTTTCTATATCGTTGATATAATCATCTGCTAATTCGTTCCAATATCTGCGATTCATTTACCTATATCCTTTATGTTGTTCATGGTTACAATAGTATAAGCTCCTTTATTAAACGCAGGAGCAGTAGGAAAAATACGCTTTTCTTCGCCACAATCTAGGCACGTATTGTAACCTAATTGTTTTCTCCTTATAGAGAAGTCGTCTCCGCAGTCTTCACAAATTGCAGTAAAATTTTTCTTGCTAAAATTGTTATTTAGTGTTATCATAGTCATATGAAATTATCCAAACATATACAAAAGTTTTCACAACAGTTATACGAAAAATATAAAAAAGTAAACCCAATAGAAATTATTACTAATTATCATTTTATAAGAGATGGTAAAGTATTTTATATTGAAAATGCTGAAGAAAATATGGTGTTTCCAAACTCTTATAAAAATACTATATCAAAAATAAAAGCAAAGAGCAAGAACACATTTAAAGTAGAAGCCTTTGAAAAGTATGATGAGTTTATATCAGATATATGTAATTACCAAAATAAAAAAGAATATATAGACTGCCATCTATATTGGGGGAAAGTAGGAAAATCTAGTTTTATAAGTCATGTAGATCCTTATGATGTAGTAATTTTATTACTATCGGGAAATAAAAAAATGATATTTCCTGATACTAACGAAGAAATCATACTAAATCCAGGAGAGATTGTGTATATACCAGGTAATAAAGCACATTATGCAGACAATTTAACAGAAAATGTTTCTTTAAGCTTTGGTATCAGAAGATATTATAAAGAAATAGATTTAAAGTTACAAACATTACAGATGGAAAAAGATGAAGAATATAACAGTATATCTGAAAACAACTGAAACTTGTCAATTAAATTGTAAACATTGTTTTACCAATGGTATAAATGGTAAAAAAATATTTTTTAATTCAGAAAAAACTCTTAGTTGGATGAAAAAATTAAGAGAGTTCTATAAAGATAGTCATATTCATTTTGAGTTTCACGGTGGAGAACCTTTTTTAGCTCCTCTATCTGATATGAGGTATATAGTTAGTCAAACAAGAGACTGGGAGAATATTTCTTTTGGTATTACTAGTAATCTTACTTTTAAACTAACTGAAGACAAAATAAATTTTATTATGGAAGATTTAAAAGGTGTCATAGGAACATCTTGGGACATGAGTATTAGATTTTCTAACGAAAAACAAAAAGCATTATGGGAAGAAAATGTACTAAGATTAAAAAATTTGGGAGCTTACATAACACTATTTGTCAGCGTTACAAAACAGCTTTGTAACACTGATACTCAAGAAATTATAGAGTATATAAATACTCTCAATGTTGATATTGTAGATTTTGAAAGATTAACGGGACACGGTAACGCACAACTGCACCCAGAAATATTCCCAACTAATAAAGAACAAAGTAATTGGTTTCTAAAATTATATAAAAACACCAGTAAAAAAAATTGGGAAGATTCTTTTATTAAATCAATGGTTAATACTAGAGTTAATGGTAATCAAACCGCAACTTTTTGCAGAGATTGTGAACAAAAACTATTTACCATTAATGCAGATGGTAGTATTAGTGGTTGTCCTAACTCAGCACCTGAAGAAGTATATGGAACAATAGAAGAAGAAATTTGGGAACTTATAGTTAATCCAAAGCGAATGAAAATAATTGCTTGTGAAGCAGCACGAGATCCTAGATGTTATGAATGTGATGTTTTTGATATTTGCGGAAGTGGTTGTCATCAGCTTGAGTGGGACGAAACACATTGTCCATCGCCAAAAGAGCTATTTAGATTATTAAAAAACACCCCTATAAAGGAGTTAAAACAAGGAGAGTATTATGTCAGCAATTAATACAGGAGATGAGGTAAGTAAAACCGCTGTAGTAAATAGATTTAATGAAGTTATGAGAAGTCAGATTAATCCAATAATTAATGTAGGAACTTCAACATCTTTTAGTAGTGGTAATTATAATAAATTTACTAACGTGCCTAGTGGAGGAGTTCCTTTTTCAGTAATCGGAACCCCTACTGTAGCGCCAGCTGTTACTGGAGGACTAGATACTATTGTAGACGCATCTGATCTTGCGACTTATTTAAGAAATTTAACTCGTGATTATAGTGGAGTTAGAATAACAACATACAGATATAGGTTTAATAGAACAGGATATCCTAGCGGAAACGGGCAAAAAGTTATATCTTATAGAACTACAGATTATGTACATTATGACGGAAATGCTTATAAACAAACAGTTGCAGACAGTAGTGCCACATATAACATTGAAGAAGGTGATTTAATAGATGCATCAGACTTTGAAGGTTATATAGCAGATTTATATAGTCAGTGGAATTCACTAAAAAATAATAGAGTAACGGTATTAGTAGATACCTGTCATGCTAGTTGTCATGGAAATTGTCACGGTTCGAGGGGAAGACGATGAGAATAATTAAAACAAAAGCTCCTATTGATGTGGAGTACTTACAAGAGTATTTTTCTTCAGAAGAAAAAATTATTTTTGATATAATGTATTTCGATAGTGATATAAAAGGAAAAACTTTTATCAATTATGTTGCTAATTTAGATATTAATTTTGAAATAAACTTTTATAAAACTACACAAGAAGAAAGATATGAACTATTAAGTATTTATTTTACGACTAATCTATTAGTAAATTGTAAACAACTTGAACTAGGACTAACTTATATAGTATTAAAATATAATAACTGTAATACTGAAGACTTTTATTCTTTTTCTATTTTAGATGAAGAATGGACAGATAAATTTATTGAAGAACATAGAATACCGTTACTAAATACCACAGATTTTTTAGAATCTCTTCCAATAACGGCTTTATCATATGTAGATGCTTTAAAAGAGTTTGTTAATCAAGAGTTGAAAAACTACGATATCGTAGAAGACCCTGAAATTTTAGGTAAAAATGTAGTAAACCTACTAAATAACCCCTTTACTTTTCAACTATACAAAACTTCTGGTAGTAGAAAAAGATATTTTAAACACTATTCTGAAGAGTATATTTACGATGAATTAAATCTTTATGGGTGGATGGATAAACATAATGTACCTTTATTAGTTTTTGTAACGGGGATAGCTTCTGGTGTTTTGCCTAGTAAATAAAGTTTATTTAGACTATAATTTTTGTTATACAAATGAAACTCCTAAAATATTAGTAGGTTGTAACGACTCAATACCTAATGCTTGGAATATTTTTACAACTGTAGATTCTTTTTTTAATAGTAACACATTAAAAAACATAAAGAAAGAGACAGAAATATTAGTTCTAGCTAACCAAGATGATTATGTAAAAATATTAACCACTTATCTAAAATCTATACTTCCAAATCATACTATAAATTCCCTTTATCATTTTTATAAACTTCTATACCAAAAACATGCATATCTTCATGGTAGATCGTGTTTAGCACACGATGATGCTTCTATAAATTTAAATTCACCATGGGATAGTATTGTTTTTCTATCTTTAGAAGAATTTACTAAGATATACAACGAATGTAGTATACACTATTTAGATGAATCATATAAAAAAGGTGCTTGTATAGAATTACAGTTAGCGAGCTATCTATCTAATACAAAAACTTTATATAAAGATGTTTTATATAAAAAACTATACAAAGTGATAACTGCTACAGCCTTAAATGAAATAACTTATTGGAAAATGAATGTCATGTGTCAATTATTTGAGCTTGGAGACTTAATAGAAGGAGTAGATTACGGATCACATTTATATGAAAATGCAAACTATGAAGATTTAAATATACCTAAAGAGTATAATTGGTTAATGGACTCAAATGTTAAAGCTTATCCAGATTTAGAGTATGTACTTAATAATTATGATTTAAAAACTATATTTAAACTATACAGAAAGTCAGTAATGAAGTACGGTCATAATGGTTTTTATAATAGTGAAAAATTAATGGAACTTTTTATAGAAGATAAAGTAAAATTAAGAGAAATAATAAATATAGATATTAACACCATATATGCAGGAGGTAATATAGGAGAATATCAGTATCAAGATAAAGTTACTCATTACTTACTTCGTTATTTTTACTTACTCTGTAAAGAGAAGAGGTATGATAAACTATATGAGTACTCATTAGAAGAAAAAACCTCAAAATTTAAACCTTTTGTAAACAAAGAAAAAAGAAGTACTAAAAAAGTAAGAGAATGGACATTAAAAGATCATCATAGTTTTAGAGAAGGCTATGTATAATACAATTTTAGATAAAAAAGCGTCTACTCTAGGTGAGGTTATAGTAACACTGTTTGAACACTGTAATCTTGCGTGTAGTTTTTGTTCTCAAAATCATAATTCATTTGAGGGTGTAGAATCTATCCCAGAAAAATACTTTGCGATAAAAAGCGTCTACGAAGACTTACGCTCACAAAATAAAGAACAATTTTCATTTCATTTTATGGGCGGAGAGATTTTGAGTGATCAGATTTCAAATCAAATTTTGAATAAAATTGAAGATTTAATTCTTAGATGTCAGCAATCATTTGAAAACAGTGAATTTCTAATAACCTCCAATATGGTATGGAGTAACAGAGATAGAGTAAAACAAATACTAGATAGATTGAATATCAAACTAGCAGTTAGTTACGACCCTGCAGGCCGCTTTAATACTAAGCAATTTGAACAGTTTATGGGTAATGTTAAATACTTCAAAGAGTATATCACTACGGTAAATATAATATTAACTGCTCCTAACATTTATAAATTCTTATCTGATGAAATAATAGGTTTTGATTATCTGTACGAACATTTTAATGTATACTTTGACTATTATACTCCTGAAAAAAACGCTAGTATAAACTGTCCTACAGACGTAGAACTATTAAACATATTTAAGTATTTGTCTAGTAATTATCCTAAAGTAGCACCAATAAACAAGTATTTATCTGGAGAAACTAAGAAAAATTTAACTTGTCAAAGAACAAAAGTAATAGCTGCTGATGGAGAAATAGGTCACTGTAATTTACTAGTTGGAGGCAACTATAGAGCATTAGCCCATGATAGTAGAGATAAAATGGAAGCTAAATGGATAGAAGGCTTTAATTGCTTAATGTGTGATCATTTTAGTAGGTGTGGATTAGGTTGTTTTCAAGAAAATCATATTTTGCCAGAAAAAAGTACTATGGAACATTGCTGGATTAAAGATTATTGGGAGTGGTTAGATGGAACTCATAATTAAACCGACAGAACGTTGCAATTTTAAATGTACTTTCTGTTCTAGTACAAAAATTGCAGATTCTAAATCTGTCGAACTGGAACACAAAAAAATATTTACTTTTTTAAAAAGGTTTCCACACACTAATACTATTATTGTGAATGGTGGTGATCCCTTAATGATGAAACCTAGTTACTATTGGAAAATAATTAAATATTTAGAAGATAATAATTTGGATACTACAATATCTTTAACAACTAATTTATGGCCTTTTTATACTAAACCATCTAAATGGTTATCTCTTTTTCAACACCCTAGAGTAGGAGTTTGTACTTCTTTTCAATATGGGGGAGGCAGATTAAAAGGAGATTTTACAGAATTTAGTGAAAAAGATTTTTGGAATGTTTCAGATAAAATGTTAGATCTTGTAGGTTACAGACCTGATTTTATTTCCGTAATCACAAAAGAAAATGAAGACAGAGCAATAGATAATGTACTCTTAGCTAAAGAAATGGGAGTAGTGTGTAAACTAAACTATGCTGTCGCAAGCGGCCCAGAAATAAAATTTCTTAATGGAATTAAAATGGGATTAGAAAACTATACTTATCTTTTAGCAGATATATATGAAATCTATCTTAAAATATATAAACAAGGATTAGCAGATTGGGAATATAATACTACTCAATTGTTAAAGAGATTTTCTTCTAATACTACTTGTCCTCAAAATCGAAAGTGTGATGAAAATATTAGAAATTTAAATCCTGGCGGAGACTATTATTCTTGTGGAGCGTTTGGAGATGATAAAGAGTATGAAATAGATTTTAATAAAGAAATGAAACAAGATAAAGTAGAAACTCCTCTACAGAGTTCTATTGAATTATTATCTTTAAAAAAATCTTGTTTCACTTGTCCTATGTTTAAAATCTGTAATGGATGTAGAAAAACTATTAGTGATTTAAAAAGACTAAAATTGACTGAAACACATTGTAGAAAAATGAAATCTCTTGCTCCAGACATTATAGAAATATGTGGATTAAAAGAGAAAGTAACGGAGTATATAAATGAAGAAGCTTAATTATACTAAGCTATGGCCTACAACCATAATGACTGGTTATATAGATAAAGAATTAGCAAAACAACTATTTTTAGATGTAACAACAGAGGGCTATAATAAGGAAGATAAATGCGATGTTTTAAATCTATTTACTTTAGAGTGTGAGTCAATTCAAAAGTTTCGCAAAAATCATTTAGTACCTTATATAAAAGAATATATAAAAGAGATATTAAACATAGAAAATCATTATGATTTAAAAGTATATGCTTGGCCACAGTATTTACAAAAAGGTATGAATGTAGGTATTCATAACCATCCCGGAAATCATATTTCTGGAACTTTATGGTTAAACGACAGTGATGCTCATTTACTAATGATAGATCCCAGAGGCAATGCTAATATGATGGATTTTGGTTATGTAGATTTAGAAAATCTCATCAAAAAAGGAATTGCTCTTGAAAAAGTTAAGTTTAAAGCAACAGGGATGGCATATTATGCTCAAGATTGGTTATACGGTAATAAAGATTTATATGGCGATTATGTAGATTACCATGTCCCTTCTGATAAGAACACTAGTAAAGTAACTTATTCTATTAAACCAGAAATAGGTAAATTTGTAATATTCCCTTCTTATATATGGCATGAAGTAGAACCAAACATAAGTAACATGCCCAGGGTAAGCATTTCTTGGGACGCAAAAATAATACCAAAAACAGGCAATGAAAAAATATACGTGTAAAAAAGCGACTCTAAAAGATTTAAATATATTAATAGCTCTTTCATATAATATGAAAAAAGATGAGATGTATGAAAAAGATGATCTTAAATATCTTATTGATAATGAAATAGTTGAGATATTGTATCTTGATAATCTAGCAATTGGTTACTATACAATCATAAAACATAAAAAAGGTAACTATTTAGAAACAGTGTTAATAGATAAAAAATACCAACATACAGAAGCTATTATAGAATTAGGTAAAATAGCTGTTCACCCCAAAAACGGAAATCCTTTATGGGGATTAAGCAAGTATAAAAGAATTGATATACTATTAGAAAAATTCGGATTTAAACCAAAAGAATATGAAATAATTAAAGGAGTTAAATATAGATGGTGGATAAACCGTTTTCAGTCTCAATAAATCCTAGTTACTTTTGTAATTTTAGATGTGATTTCTGTTATCTAACTCCAGAACAACTTGGAGATCAAAAAAGAATTGATCCTAAAAAACTAGACAAACTACTATCTGAAATACCAAAAATAGATCATGTCGATTTATATGGGGGAGAAATTGGAGCGCTTAAAAAATCATACTATGAAGAAATTAAAACCGTTATACGCAAATACTATAATGATTATATCAATATTAATACTAATTTTTCTATGCTTGACGATAGATTCTTCGAAGATGACATCACTCTTTCCGTCTCATATGATTTTTCAGCAAGAGAAAAGTCAAGTTTAGTGTATAATAATATGTTAATGAGCCCTAAACCTTTATCAGTATTAATATTAGCTTCACAAGAAGTATTAAAAATGAATGTTGATAATATGATTAAACAGTTAAATACGTGTAAATCAATTATATCTGTAGAAATAAAACCGTATAGTATCAATCAAGCTAATAAACAACCTGTAACTCATAAAAATTTTGAAGAATTTATCATAAAGTGGATAGATAGTCCTATACAAAAACGTTTTGAATTTCAAAATTTAAACAGGTTAAAAAGAAGCATTAAAAAAGAGTACAATGCTTATTCAGATGACCATATTTATATTACTCCAAATGGAAAGTATGCTGTTTTAGATTTTGATTCAGAAGATAAAGAGTATTTTTTAGAATTTTCTAATTATTCAAATTTTGAACAGTGGGCATGGACAGAAAAAAGAAACCTTTCAACAGTGTGTCAAAACTGTTCTTGGAAAGGACATTGTTTAACTGAGCACTATAGACATGTTAAAGATTTAAAAGATAGCTGTAATGGTTATATAAATTTATTGAGTAGGTATTGTAATGCGTTTTAGTTTTTCAGACCATATAAATGATTTCGATCAACACATTAATAGAAGTATTATTTCTTATGACAAACTTGTGCCTATGATTATTACTATGTCCAGGTTTTTTATCCAAGATAATACAACAGTATATGATTTAGGGTGTTCAACAGGTAGAACACTTAAAAAATTAAAAGAAGAAAACTGGGCAAAAAATATTACATTTATTGGAATAGACAAAGAAGAAAGGTTTTCCAAGCATTGGAAAGACGCAGATATACAATATTTAATTGAAGACTTAAAAAATTACAAATTTAAAAAAAACAGTTCATTGATGTTATCTATGTTTACTTTACAGTTTTTAACAACATATGAAAGAAAAAATATACTGAAAGAAATATATGAATCTTTAATAACAAACGGGGCGTTAATTTTATGTGAAAAAGTTTATTCTGAAGATCCACTAATACAAGATGTGTTTACTTTTTCTAACTATGATTATAAAACTAAATATTTTTCACACGAAGAGATACTTAATAAAGAAAAAGAACTAAGAGCTGCTATGAATATATTAGGAATAAATAATTTAATAGACGAAATTAAAGATATAGGTTTTAAAAGAGTTGATTGTTTTTGGAAAGCATATAATTTTATAGGATTATTAGTTGTAAAATGATAAAATATAGTAAAATATTAGAAAAAGGATTTGATTTTGGAAGTATAGATTTACTTCCTATAGAAAAGCAATTATTATCTCTTAATCTACATAAAAACAAAGAAGCAAAATTAGGAAAAGAAGTTAGTTACTGTCATTATAATGTATCTTCTAAAATAAGAAATCACTTAGTGTGTGAGTTAAAAAATATAGTAGACCCTTATTTACTATCTATAGTATCTAAGATAAAACAATTTGATGCCTATAAAACTGCCAAAGAAGAATATTTTGAAATGCATACAGATTCTTCTTTTGGAGGTTTAGTCCAAATAATGATATACTATATAGAAGAAGGATTAAAAGGTAGAGAACTATTATATGGCACAGAAAAGAATATAAACGTAATAAAACCTTATACAGGATTAGTAATATTTTGTGATCAACTAAATAAAACTTGGTTACATGGTACTAACCCTCTAAAAACTAACCACTATAATTTATGTATTACAACAATAGTATGAATAAAAAAGAATTTTATAAAAAACTACATTATGAAAAAAAGAACTGGCTTCATGAAAATGGAAGAGTAAACAGTACGACTGAAGGTACTAACTGGGTAGGTGTTTCTATTTCTCCATATATGAAAGATTTTCAATCACAAATTGATCCAGGTATATGGCCTCTAGTAAAAGAACTTATAAATAAACAATACTTGCCTTGTTCTTCGTGTGAAGCACACGATTGGAAAGAAGAAGCTTTTGTAGTAATTTGTTTTGGTTCAGAAGAATCAAGAAACCGTTTTGCGCAACAAATGATAAAAGCTACTATACCTCAATATAGAATATTTTTTCAAGAATCACAAATAAACATAAATGTATATAATCCCTTTACTAAAACAGAAATTATTACAGAGGATCCTACAACTGACGAAAGTCAGAACTGGTTCAAAATAAATGATGAAATATACTGGACTGATGGACATACAAAAATAGACCAGAATGTTTTAGATAGAGAAACAGAAAATTGGAATTATTGTTTCGGTAGAAAATATAAAAAATGGTATTTTTGTAGAATATTGATAGGGGGAGCGATAATACAAGGTTATAATCCTAAAACTTTATTTGTACACTATACAAGACGCTTTTGGATAAAAAGATTAGCAAAATTTGTTAAAGAAAAAATGGAACACGGATATGACTAATAATCTAATAGAAATACAGTGTGATTCTGACAACATAATTGAATACTCTTACAGAGGAAATAGTAATGACTCTAAGGTATTAGAGATGAAAAATAAACTATATGTAGATTTTAAAGAAGTTATTGCAGAAGACTTATCACATTCTTATGACATGATTAGTTATCACAAAGCTAATGGAAATAGTTATAAAGAAGACTCTATTGTAGTAGTTTTTAACGAAAAATGTCCTCAGTATTTAAGAAAAGAATTTAATATAACAGATTTTAATTCACTAGATTGTTATGCGATAAAATATTATTTAAACAGTAAAAAAAGAATATTAAAAACATATGATTTAGATATGTTTTATTATAGCTTGCCTCAGCTCCCCAATAAATCAGCTATAGCTTCGCAACTTGGAGTAGGCAGAACTCATGGATCAGATATAGATTATAGAGATATCTACTTATTCAATTCAGAAGATGATATTGTAAAAAATTTTTGGAAAGAAAAAGTTCCTAACATAAAAGAACCATATGAAAATCCCGCAACAAAATGTTACGGGATTACGTTTAAAGCTGACGATTGCGGTTTAATTAAAGTAAAAAGATACTTATTTCCTTTTCATTTAGAAATGACAGACAGGGCTTGTTTATAAAAATTCAGCTAGAGGAAACACTTCTACAATAACTTTAGAACAAGCATGTGCAATTTCCATATGTTCTTTTTGTGTACCATTTGCACCACGTAAATCAATATAATGAATCCAACTACGAAGCGTACCATTCATATACAAACGTGTCTTAGTAAGACCTTCAGGTAATACAACACGGGCTTGTTCTTTAGCTATACCGTTTTCAATAGCCCACTGATAAGCTTTATTAGCTGCTACGATAACATGATCTTGTTGGATTAACCACTGATTCTTTAAAGTTTCATCATCTGTTTCTATTGAATTTTGTCTGTTTTTACTATCTTGAAGTCTGGCTTCACGTCTTACAAACTGCTCTCCCATTTCTTTAGGCTCTGCATAACGCTGTGAAAATTCTTGAAAAGAAAAAGAGCGGTGACGCACAATTTGATGAGCAATATCACGAGTAGTATTAATTTCTAAACACACATTTACCATTTCAAGGGGCGACCAGTGTTGATTATTAATTAAATATTTAATTAATTTAGAACTAGTCTCACTATTCATTTGATTATTAGGATTACTTACTCTAGCACAATATGCTACTAATTCTTGCATATCTTCGCCCACATATAAGTCTTTTGGAGGTTGACTATAACTAATTAGTCTTACATTCATTACTTATTCTCCTTATCTAATACATCGTGATTATGCAACGCTAATATACCATAATGAATAATTTTTAATAAATCCGCTCTATTTTTACCTGCCTTTTTACCATAACGTTGAGAGTATTTCATAACATTACCTAGAGTAAAGCCTTCTCCCATACCAGAATCAATAATAAATTCTGTAGCTTGAAAATTATTCATCGAATAGTGTTGATTATACGTATTGTCAATATAATCACTAATCTCTTCTAATAAAGCGGGTTCATTATATTTATAATTTATTTTCACGATAATCTCATTTTTAATTGGGCTGGTTTTGGATAACCCCAATAATCATTAGTACGAATACGGATCGTACGTTTATTAGTCTCTTCTTTATTAGGATTATTAACTGTAATCCAAGGATTTAATCCTTTAGACCAGCTTTTTATTAGGTTTTCCATCTTCCATTCCAAAGAACGAGCATTTTTTATAGCTAAAGTTGTTTTTCTAGCTGTTGACTTACGCTCACCTTTTGACACTTGATGCGCTCTTGATTTTTTCTTAGCCATTTGGTTCTCCTTTTAGTTTATAAGAAATTATAACAAATCAAAGACTAAGAAGCAAGATGATTATTACTTTTATTAAATACAGAACGATAAGGAATATTATAAAGCTGTGATCGTTGTTCAAATAAGTTAGAACACATTTCACAATTTAAAATATTTGTAGGGAAGAATGACCCCTTCCCTACAATAGTATTTTGATTGGTGCCGCAATGCGGGCATTTAACTAGAGCTACGTAATACATTTTCTATCTTGCTGTGGTAAAGACTAATATTATGGTCAAAAATACCGTCAAACCATTGCATTTTTTGTAAAGCACGATATCTTCCTCTCCACTGGTCTTTAACTCTTTGCCAGTAAGTTAATTTTCTTATATTTCCATAATAATTTATATAATGTAGATTACCATAATGTTTATATCCTAGCAAGAAAAAAGGTACTTTAGTAACAACATCGTTATTGTTTACAAACCTATGGTGTTCAAATGTTTGTGCTTTACACCAAGACCAACTACCTACACGAGGTGATCCAAACGTATAAACAATACTATGTTTTATTCTAGAACCTGCGAGAGTAGCTAAACCTCCTCCCAAAGAATGTCCACACACATAAATATGTCCTTGTGTTGGAAGTTTTTTTAACCATCCTTCAATGTTTTTCCATACTAGGTCTAAAGCATCTTTAAAACCTGCGTGAACTCTACCTGTTGTTTCAGAACGTCTTTTATATGCTTTTAAATCTGCCTTAATATCCTTAAACTGGGTAGGTTCCGTACCTCTGAAAACAATATATTTATTACCTCTTTGAGTAAAGCAAACAGCTTGGGTTCCTTCTTTGGAAATAAAAACAAAGTTATTGATATCTTCAACAGATCCCAAAAACCTACTTCTAATTTTAGATTCATTTGTATATACTATGTCAGAAAGTTTTGAGCAAAACTCTGCTTGTTCTATAATTTGATTCCTCATATGTCACCTATTTCTTCTTTAGTGCGTCAGCACCAAAAAATGCTGCGACTAATGCAGAAATTGCCACAAAATAAGTAGGTGCAATATCTCCGATAATATTAGCAGCCTTATCATAGCCTAAAAAAGAAGTTCCTAAAATAACAGCTGGGTATAATAACATACCTGCTAAAGCAAACCAAGTCATTTTTCTCATAGCATCTCTTTGAGCATCGGCATCTTCCATTTCTTTTCTTTTAAATTCTAAGTACATTGCGTGTTCTTCGTTACTTACAGTGCCATCACCATTAGAATCTGCAGGGTGAAATCCTGCTTCTTTAATATCTTCTGCCATTTTTTAATCCTTTCTTATATTGAATCTTGATAACTATTTTCTGAGGGTTTGTTATCTAATTTTTGATTCTCTAGTATTCTAATTCTAGTTTCTAACTCATCAATTTTTTTAGTTACATGAGGATACTTTTTTCTCCAAGCATCTTTAGGTTGTTTTAACCAATTCCAACTATAGCGCTCTACTAAATAATCAAGAAATATATCAAGTTTAGCGTAACACCACAAACCAGCTTTTGTATCTTTAAAATAAGCTAAAAAAGCCGCACCTAAAAGAGAGCCTGCTATAGCAGTATAAATCCATAAAGTATCTTCAAACATTTTTGCAATCATTATTTACACCATTCTTCTTTAGTCCCACCGTCATAAGGCCTAGCTAATCCAGCATTAATAATTTCGTCTTTGTATAACTTACCATCAAGATAAACATCGACTAGTACTCGACCACCATATTTATCCCATTTTAAGTTAGCAAATTCAATATCTTTTGCTTCTCTAAATAGTTTATTAGCTAAAGCTCTGGCTTCAAGTGCTAACTTCTTTTCTTCATCACATTTGGCTCTAATTTCTGGAGTATCAATTCCTAAAATTCTGACACTCATTTTTTGAAGCGGTTCTGGAAGTGTAGGGGCAATTACATAACAAGTATCGCCGTCATAACAAAGGTTATTTCTAAATTCTCTCATTTGTAAAAAATCATCTGCAACCGCTTGTGACATTACAAAAAGCGTTGCAAACATAGCTAAACTATATTTCATTTTTAATCCTTTTCAGTTACAGCTTTCTCATAGTATAAGATTATCTGTTTTTGTTGTTCCAAGTATCTTTTGATATCTGATATATTTAGTGCCAGGTTTTCATAATCTTTCATACTGAGAGCCACAAAAGCAAGATCACCGTATGTTTCAGTGAACTCTTTTACGAATTCATCATAATTATCTTTTGTAACTACAAAAACTCTAGTATCACTGAGAGCTAGCGGCTTCGGTGCTGCTACTGTTGGTATCTGAGTTCTCTCCACTTTGGTTACTACTTTGACTTCCGGCTCCGGCTGGAACCGGCTGCAACCAGTTAGGAAGAGGACGCTTAGCATTACCGCCAGTATCGCCCATGAAGTCACGCCACAAATTTGCTGTCGCACCATTCATCTTTCCTTCTAAACTTTTTGAACCTTTAAGAGCTTCTACCACCAGATCTAACTTCGATAGTTTTGCTCTGAGTTCGTCTCCATATTGTTCAGCTTTTTGTAAATCTTGTTGTAAAGATTTATTTAGCTTACCTAATTTAACTATATCGCCTTGTAATGTTTCTACACTGGTTTGCGCAGTATCAACAGCAACTTCTAGTTTTGCATTATTATCTCTTAATGTGGCTATAGTGTTTTGGGTGGTATCGTAATAGTACTTTGCACTATAACCAACACCACCCAGTATCGCTACAATAAAAATTAGCACATATAGTCTAAACATTACTCACTCTTCCAGATAGTCCATGCGCCATAAGCAATCATTCCATAAGCGATAAGAGTTACAGGAGTTATAATCATTGCTATTCCTGTAACAATAAGAACTATTCCGTCCCAAGAAGTTCTTTCTAATAATCTGTTTTTAATCCACTTCATTTTTACCTCCTAAGTATTTAGGTTGTTCTTTCATTTTAAATAATCTTATAAAAAAATTTTCTAACCAGATCATACCAACCTCATACGTTTAACTAAGCGTTCAGCACGATTTGTTACTTGACGATACCATCGCGAGTCAACCATTTCATCTGCTGCTGCGTTCCAATCACGAGCGTCTACACCACGTTTCATTCCCTTAAATTTAGATAAACGAGGGCGACCCATGTTGAACATCATGTTAGCGATTATTCTTTTAGCTTCTTCTGGCAAATCGTCAAAGTCTGGGTATAGTTTGTAGCAGTCAGACACGACTGTTTTGATATCTTCATTGAAGGCTTCAACACATCTATCATTACTGACGGCTGTGCCGACTTCCCATCCATGTTCTGGATCGTCGTCCCTAACCAGATGACCAATGCCAAAAGTAGGAAGGCCGAGATGATCGAGATATATTTCATGTACTTCACCTTCATCTGCTGCAATTTCCTCTCTTAATTTATCAATATTCATTTTTACTCCTTTACTAAAAGTTATTCATATTTGATCTAATAGCGTCTGAAGAAATATTTTCTTCTATATAACAATTATGATGTTGATTTTTAACCCAATTTAATTCTTGTATAAGTCTATTATACCAGTTTTTATCATGATCATCATGTGCTTTATTCATATCATCTTTTAGTTGAGATACTCTAATTTCGATATATTCTTCAACTTTTTTTGGTTGATTTCTACGCATGATTCCTCCTAATCTTCTTGTAATTCGCTTGGATAATTATCTTCAGTAATTGTACGACCACAATGACACACATCACACCCACAATCACACGCATCCCAATTACAGTGGCAATCGTGCTCACATTTTTTACATTTCATTTTTGCTTATACTCCTGCCGTTTATACTTGTTGAGAAGCTGCGTATTGGGTTCCAGTTCCCAAATTTCCTACTGTACTAGCAGGAGAATCTGAGGCAAAGGGGAATTTATCTATTCTATTTGAAGCACCAGGCGTCCAACCGCCAGCTGTATACCCCCCGGTTGTAGAAGAAGTACCTGTTGCTCGAGAACGTCCTTGCGTTAATGCTGCGACATTTGAAACAGCATTAGTATCTGAAGCAAAAGGAAATTTACTAATATAATTATTATATGTACCTGAAGGGGCAGGAGGAGTTAAAAATCCTGAAGCATATCCATTTGTATCAGAATTTTGTCCGGCCGTACCATGTGTTCTTGTTGTGGGAGCACCCATAGTTCCAATATTAGTTGAATCTGTGTCAGAAGAAAAAGGAAACTTATCCATTGCTAAAGTATGAACTGAGTAGCCATCTGTCGCACTTGAAACACCTGCTCTATTAGGATAATAAGGAGAAGATGGTGTTAAATATCCTATGCCTGTAGTAGGAGTATCTGTAGAAAACGGAAATTTATCTATACCGATAGTGGGATGACCCCCAGGCCCAGTTATATAGCCATTGCTAGTAGAAGCATGCCCTGTTCCATAAATTCTAGCTGATGTTAATTCAAACACATCTACAGCGTTTGAGTCTGAAGTAAAAGAAAACTTATCTACCGTATCTAGCGTACCGGGTCCTGGAGAAGTACCTCCTGCTGTATAGCCATGTGTTGCACCAGATGTTCCAATTGATCCATATACAGCAATAGTTCTATTTCCTATATTAGTACTACCTGTATCAGAAGTAAAAGAGTATTTTTGAATGAGTGCTGTAGAGGGGTTATTACCATTAGTGTTATAACCGGCTATCTCTCCTTGAAAGGGCTCAGAAGAGGGAGCGATCGTATACGTACCCGAAACCCATTCAAAAGCAGCATTAGATGCTACATAGGTTAAATTAGCTCCGTACTGAGCTCCTGAAGTATCTAAACTAGCAATATCTAAATTTCTAACTGACATAATATTCTCCTACACCGATGTTGCAGATGTGCTACGAGCAACAGCTATTAAATCCCCGACATCTGTAGAGTTACTATCGGATGAAAAAGGAAATTTATCTATCTTACCATGATAACTAGGGGTTCCTCCATCTGAGGGACCTCCTGAACCACCTGCAGAATACCCATGTGTAGTACTACCAGAATGACCTACATTTGTATAAGCACCATAAGGAACTAGCAAATTACCGGTAAGTGCTCCACCTTCGTCTGAGGCAAAAGGAAATTTTTCTATGGTTTCGTGTGAGTCCCAAGTGCCTGGTACTCTACTCATACCTCCATAACCATAACCGTGTGTATCAGACTGTGTACCACCACCAGTATATCTTCCTGTAGATAAATCTCCTATCCAAGTATAGCTTCCAGAAGTTGCAAAAGTAAACTTTCTAATTGCACCATAGTTTGGGCTAGTAGGGGAAACACCTGGAGATCCTGCAAAACAATACCCATGAGTAGAACTAGAAGAGGTAGCTGCCCACAACTGAAGGTTGGGTTCAGCAGATACCCAGCCTTCGCTAGTAAAAGAGTCAGAAGAGTACGCAAACTTACCACTATTAGTTCCACCCCTACCAAACCAAAAACCATTAGCTGGATCAGAATTAAGACCCCAAGAATATCCATGTAAAGAATTAGTAAACTCGGTAGTTTCAAGGCTGGCAGAACCGCTCGAAGATGAGAACGATTTTTTATAAAACTTCCAATCATAAGCATTAGGATTATAGGTTGGCCCACCGCCGTAATAACCATCTGTTTCAGAAGACATAGTTCCAGTAGCAAAAATAGGGGCAGAAATTTCTCCAATATCTGTAGTTGGTGTATCAGAGGAAAAAGGTAATTTTTCCATGATTAGTCCTTGATTAGGGCTTCCAGATGCTAATTGTCCACCACCATAAGTAGTAGAAGTTTGCCCTTGTAGCACTATAGGAGCGGATGGAGCACCTCCTCCACCGGCAACAGCGACATAATCAGCGGCTGCAAACTCAAAACGAGAATTTGCAGCAATGTAAACTGCTTGCTGACCTGCAGAAACACCTGTAGTATCAAGGTTAGAAAAATCTACTCGTTTAATACCGGCCATTAGTCTCTCCTTTTAATACCTCTTGTATATTTTTGAGATTTTGGTGGTGATTTTTTAGAACCACTAGGACCTGCCCAGTATACTTTATCTGCCCAATAAGCTGCACTCATTTTACCTTTTGCAATGTTTTTTGCATGACGAGCCTTAAAAGACTTGCGAGCTTCTGGAGAATAATTGTGACCCATAGACGAATCACCAAAATGAATTAGTTTAATTTTTTCACCTTCTTTTGCAAGAACCATACCTTTTTTACCATCTCTATCACTACGACGAGGTTTATTAAAACCTTCAAAGGTACGTCCAGAGTATTTTATCTTGCCAGAAGAAGTTCTCTCATATTTTGCCATAATATATCCTTTATTATCCTGTAAATTCTGCGGTTGGTGGTGTAAATGCTGCTGTGTATCTTGCAAGACCATTTGTTATTCTAATATTTTGTAAGTATCCAAGAGCTGCATAAGATGCTACTCCTATTCTAATACCTTGTGAATGATTAAAATCAATTGTTGTAGAATCTGACCATGATGCACTTGAGAATGTTGATGGGTTTGCTCCTGTTGCAACATTATACTGTGTACCATCAACAAAGATTCTATTTACACCGCTTTCTCTTGTCCATGCTATATGCCTAAAATCAGTAGTAAAATCTGATTGAACTAAATTAACACTATATACTGAGCTTGTACCACCACCATTATTAATAACGAATTGCAAATGATAACCATAACCAGAATCTCCAAACCTTATTCTAGCATTTCCAGCAGTTCCACCATCATATAAATTAACGAGAAAGGCATATGCCATAGTAGAAGAAGTTAGCTTACATTCTAGTTCTATAGTAAAATCACCAGGAAGAGTATTAATTGCTGATAGAGTTGTATTAAAAGCTATATAATCCGATCTTCCGGCAGCATACAGCGATGTACCGGTATATGCAACTTCTGAAGTACTGGTGGTAATATTATTATATGCTGTCAACACCGGGTTAGAAATGCTTGCATCATAGAACTTATTCTTATTTGTACAGGTAAGCAGTGTTGTATTAGTTACTTCAGTTAACGGGGCAGTTGGCGGAGTAAATGCGGATGTATAAACTGCTGCACCTTTTACTACTCTTACATCAGCTATAAAGCCTTCAAAAAACCTATCATGTGTTCCATTATTATCTCTAGTACCGATATCTAATGTAGCACTTCCATCAGAATCTATTGTACTTGAATAAGTAGCTGTCTTAAGAAGCGTGCCGTTATGGAATATTCGTAAATTATTACTTCCATCTCTTGAAGCTGCAACATGGTGCCACTGATTTAAACCAAGTGTTGCTGTTGCAACACCAGAACTTGTGTCAGGAGTACCACTTACATATGGAATAAATCTTAATTGGTTTGCGCTGTTTTTATAATCAAACTGCCAATCTAAAGCTACTCCATCACTTTTCATTAAAATGGTATCAAAACCTGTACTTTCGTATGCGGTCATATATACCCAAGCTTCGAGTGTGAACAACCCGCTACCAAAAGTATGGTCAGTGCTATGAGCTACTGATAAATAATCATCAGTACCATCAATAAATACAGAACCACCATGTTCTGCTTTTGTGTAAGGATAGTAGTTATAAGGTCCAACCCTTACAGTACTAACATTAGTAGTAACAGTAGGAGCCCCATAAACACTTGCTTTGTCTGCAATGTAAGGCTCTCCGTTAAAGTACAATAATTTAGTGGTAGCAAGAACAGTTAGAGGCTCTGTAGGAGCAGTAAAATCACTTGTATAAACAGCTTCTTCTGAATATCTAAAATCTCTCAGAAAACCTACAAATTCTCTATTATCAGAGTTATAAGAACTATTACCTCCGCCTATATAACCAGCAACTTGTTTATTAACACTACTACCTGACCACGTAGCTTGATTTTGTTGAGTGCCATTAAGATATGTTGTAAAATTATTTGAACCGCTACCATTTCTTACTATTGCTACGTGGTTCCAAGTATTGATAGCTATAGTACCACAAGATATTTGTACTTCCCACCCACCTGTGTCAGCATCTCCTTGATAGAAAGTGATAAGACCGCTAGTAGATATGTTTAGTATTGTACCCTGTGCAGCAACTGCATTTCTTTGAAGATATATAATTTGCGTTTGGGAAAAATCAATTGAATTTACCCAAAACTCTAAAGTCCAACCAGTATCGGGACCTAGTCTATATTCACTACCAGTTGCTGCAGGTACTGTAATTGAAGCATCTGTAGCGTTAAATTCAACGCTATACCCACCTGAATGATATGGTGAAAATGCAGTTGAAGTTACACCACCATATTCTGTAATAGTATGTGCGCCGGTAGAGGCATCAACTTGATTATCTGTTCCAGCTGGGTCTGCCTGTAATAAAAAATTTGTATATCTACTGTCAGTAACAAAAGAAGAATCTGGAATACTAAAAACAGGGTCGGTAGTAGGAACAAGCTCAATAGCATTATTTGCTGCAACATAAGTAAGCCTATGACCGTCTTTATCAGCCGTTTGTGCTCCTAACATTGTTAATGGTATTTTTGTAATTGTCACACTGCAAAACTTTCACCACAACCACACGATGCTGTAGCGTTAGGATTGACCACTTTTAAGTATGATCCTCCTAATTCCTTTACGTAATCTATTGTACATCCTAAAACAAACATTTCAGCCATATCATCAATAACTAAAACATCGTCTACAAGAATTCCTAAACCTTTTATATCAGAAAAATCCCATTTATACTGAAAGCCACTACAACCACCTCCGGTAACAGATAAAAAAACATAACGCTGCTTATGATAGTCAGCCATCTCTTTCATATATGTTTTTGCACTATCAGTTAAAATAATGCTAGGCGGTGTTATTTTATGCTCTTGTAATTGGTCTAATATGTTACCCATATCTTCCTTTTTCTTGATATTGGTCATATAGTTTTTTTACTAAATTCCACTTATTAGTAGTTAGTTTGCCATACTTCATTTGATCTCTAATTAGACTACGTATTAAACGAGCGTCTGCATCTGTTAAATTTGGACGACTCATAAAATAAGTTTCTAATTTTCTATCTATATAATTTTTACCCTTTTTCCACATATTTGTCAACCTGTTTTATTTTAAAATTACATTATTAGTCAACTCTTTTTATTACTCGAAGACCGTTATAATTTTTTATTTCTTAGTCCAAGTCATTTAAATTACTCCTTCTTTTTTCATTTTATGATATTGTTTAATTCTATTTTGTAAGTCAGAAAAATGATGTACTGCACTAGTTTCAAATATTTGTGGTTCTCCGTTTTCAACAGTAATAACAATAGCTAAATTTCTAATATCAGTTCCATACATTTCGTTGTGCGCAAAAGCATATGCTGTTCCTTGTAAAAAATAATCTTTAATTTGTTTTACATATTTTTTACGGCGAGAAGTTTTAAAATCAATGATAGCAGGTTTGCCTTTCCAAATACCAATCATATCTGAGCGTCCCGCATATTTTAATTTTTTACTCCATAATACAGCTTCTTGTCCCCATATTTCTTCTACACCTGTTGATACCGCTTTAATTAAGTTACGAGTCATCTGTGCGGTAACAAGTTCTTGTTTCGCTATTTCTTCTGTGACATCTTCACCATTAAAATAATTTTCTGCTATTTCGTGAACAAGAGTTCCTCTATCGGTTGCTTCTTTTGATACACGTCTAGCCTCTTCTTCGCCTACCTTATCAATCCATGCCTGTAACCACGCTTTGTCTGCTGTTTTACCTAAAAGAGTAGTAATACTAGCATAATCTCCATCAGGAGTAAAGTAGGTTCTGCCTGTAGTAAGAGTTTCGGTTTTTACAGTTGTTGTATAATCGTATTTATCTAAGTTTTCCATTATTTAAAATCCATGTTTTACTACAGTAATAACAAACTGCAATAGGTTTTTCTTCTGTTATATTAATGGTAAATAAAGGGTGTGATTTATCTGGACAAGATAAAACTATGGGATCATTAACATAAATTATTTCTTTTTTCATAACTATTATTATACTATAATTATGAATTTTTAGCAAGTATTTTATGAAAGAAAGGGCGTCTAACTTAGACGCCCAATAACTAACCGTTTTCTTATCTAGTGTAAAAATACTCTATCGCTGTGTAAATCCGTTTACTTCAGCATTTAAACGCTTTTCAAGTTCTGCTACTGTATAAACTGCTTCACGATACTTTAATGGTTGTCCCATAGGGGTGCCTGGCCATCCACCAGTTTTTGCATCTGTAAAGTTCATTTTAAAGATATTCTTTAATAATTTAGTCATTTTTGTTCTCCATCATTAAGTTTTTTGCTTGTTCGTAATAACCCATCTGTGCAAGCGCACTTGCTGCTCTTGCTTTGCCGATGCTTTCGGTTATGCTCATCATTTTATTTAGTGTGTTTGTTACTGCATCACAGAATGTGCAGTATGTTTGTGTCATTATCGCTTGCATTAGTTTTTTACTCCTGTAATTGGTGCTTTACCTGTTTGTTTCATTTGACTGTACGCATATTGCCAGTCGTTTCCATATTCTGTTTGTGCCCAACGTAATAAATCAGCATCTCCTGATCTATTATTAAATTTTCTTAACAAATTAATAAGATTTTTCATTTTTATCTCCTAAACCAGCACGTAGACGTGCTAATAGGCGCCGTGACAAGTTGTCGCAGAGCCTATATTTAATTTTAAAAATTTGCTTGAGGTTAGCAATACCTCGGGTCTTTCCCCGACGCTACCACTTTTAAGGCATGGGTTATGCCAAGATATAATTAGTCAAATAAATGTACTAATTCTAGAACAGCTTGATTTTTCTCTTCTAGTTCTTCTTTATTTCTTTTATGAATAGCTGAAGCAGCTGCTCTAACTACAGACGGTGCTAAACCATAGTCTGCTTTAAGTTTTTTAACAACTTCATTAACTGTTTCTCTAGCTGCTTCAATCTCATACATCACATCAACAATAGAGTTAATTGCGGTTTTTACTTCATTTTTATCTAGTTGCACTATTGATTCAGACATCTGTTCCCCCTACTATTTTAAAACTTTGTCTTATAAATTCTGGTTTTTTTCTAATAATTTTTTCGTTTTCTAAATCTGACATTATGAGGTCAAACAACTCATCAGTAGATTCTTTTGTTTCAAATAATGTATTATTAGCAGATACTCTTTGTAGTTCCTTAAAAATATCTACGTTCTGAGATAATACTTTTTTTAAAAGAGTATTGGCTACTATTAAATTAGCAGATCCAACAGCTTTTGCATCCCATTCTTTTAATAAATCTTCGTACTCTTTATCATTAGTATCCTCGGTATATTCTGGAAGATCTCTATCATTTACTAATTCCCAAGTATCTGTTTCAAATAATAACCCCTTATCATCATCAAACAAATCAGCAGGATGGTCTAATAAAATAGTAGCTATTTTATCTTTTAAACTTTCATAATTCATTTTTGTATACTGGGTGAAAAATATGTTGTTCTAGCATCATCAAGACGTAGTTTAACTACATCATTGCCATAAATATCTTGTTTTCTTCCATAAATCATTACTCTATTATCCCAACGTGATTCTAACATTTCTTGTGGTTGAGAAGGAAATGCAGTATATTTACCATGATTATTATACAAATCACTATAGTTTCTTATAGTAGAACCCCCAGATTCATAACTACTTTTTAATACCTCTTTAACAGCTGTATATAGTTTATTTAGTTCTTCATCAGAACAAGACTCAATAGTACGTCTTGGGTCAATACCAGCTAGAAATAGTGCTTCACTTTTATATATATTTCCAACACCGGAAATATTTTTTTGATTCATTAAGAATTTTACCATAGAATTTGTATTCCGTCTACGACAAATTTTTAACCAATCCGACCATTGGCATGGATCATTTAGCATATCCGGGCCAATTTCTTTTAATTTTTTCTGTAAAGCAATATCTACATCGTCTCCTGTAAAAAACTTTAATGTTCCAAAATTTCTCATATCAGAATAGAAAAGTTCTGATTTGTCATTAAAAGAAAATTTTACACGCGCATATTTATTAATTTCTGTTTTAAAAGTACCCGACATACCTAAAGTAATAAAAATTACTCCTTTAGGTTCGGTAGTCATATAAATAAATTTACCTTTATTAGAAACACTTAATATTTTTTTAGGAAGAGTTGAAGTAAAATCGAGAAATCCTGCAGGTAAATTTCTTGTATATCTACCAGTAAGAGTATCAATACTTTCTAAAGTTTTATTAACGCTAAAATCATGTAATTGATTAGCTACAATAGTACATTCGGGGCCTTCAGGCATTGTCTAATTTCCTTAAAATCTCATAATAACATTTTGTTAATTCAGCGTTGTCTGTTTTTAACATTTCTACCTCTTGAGTAAGAGATGCTATTTTTGCTCTAAGCTGTGGTATTTCATAATTTAGTAAATCTTCTTGTTTACCTCTAGAGTTTGTTCCAAAAAGAATTCTATCTTTTTCTTCTTTATCCCACGCTTCTCTAAGTTTTCTTTTCATATAGTTATGATAAGATTCTCTTTTTTCGGACATTTTCTACAATCCAATCTCTATAGTTAGTTGAGTTTTCTAAGAACCAAATTTCTTTTACTACTTCTTTTAGTGAAGTCACTGATAGTAATGATACATAAAATAAATGCCAAGGATTATTAAGATTTATTTTATTACTAGTTTTTTCAGTACCATAGTCTGAGTAAAACCTATCATTAAAAGACGGATGGTTATAAAACCAGTTTTTGTCTTTTACTTTAGTACTTAGTATAACTAAGGTTTTATCTAAAGCCTCAAGCTTTTCTTCTTCAGTAGCGTCATAGTTTACAATTTTTTTAATACGTTTTAATGCGAATTCATAAGGATTAATCATAATTAATAATCTCCGTTAATTTCAAAAGCGTAAGAAGCTCGCTCTTCTGAAAAAGCTCCCCAAACTTCTTTTTTATCATAATAAGGTTTTTTTTCAAACTGGTCAAGAAAATAATTAACTTGTTCTACTACCTTGTTATATCTCTCTAATCGAATTTCAGAATTAATTAAACTTCTTGCTTCATCTAACCAAGACATGGCTTCTTTAGGATTCCATTTAGCTAGATAATAAACATTTTCAATTAAAGAATTGAAAGAATAGTAACCTTTAAACATGCTTGTTTTACTTTTAACCATTAATACTACCTTTTTGAATATTTGGAATTTGAACTGTAAATAGATCTTCGTAACAATTAATTATGAATCTAGCATAAGCAATATCTCCTAGATATGATCTAACATTTTCTGCTTCTTCAAATAGTTCATCTGCTTGAACTACCCCTTTATCAGACAAGTCTGTAAAGTATGTTTTTGCTTCTAAGTATTTTGTCATTTTATTTTATAATCCTATTATAAGTAATTTTTAAGCTTTTAGCAAATGCAAAAGCTGTTTTTTATGTTTGATTTAAGAAAAATATTGACAGATAATCAACATTTTTGTATACTAATTAAAATAATGAGTCAAAAATAATACTTAAAAACTCATTAGATATATAATAACAAAAACTTATCATATAGGCAAGAACGAATATGAATTATAAACTAGTTGGATTCTATAAAAATGAACATAATCGTACATACATTAGTGCATTATTTGATTTAATTAAAAAACGTCACCCCTCTATTACACAATCAGAAATATACGACTATCAGTCACAAAAAGCAATAGACTTAAGTATTAAACTTTTTCCTTGCGTACTGGTATTTAAAAATGATACTCTACATAAGAAGTTAGAGTCTAAACTAACATTAAAAGAATCATTACAAAAGTTGGGATTATAATGTACATAAAAGTAAGAAATAATGATGTAAGCAAAGCTTATAAAGCATTAAGTAGAAAACTTAATACTGAAGGTATTTTTAAAAAATTAAAAGAAAAACGATTTCATCAGACTAAAGGTGAAAAAAGAAGATTAAAACACAAAGAAGCTGTAGCAAGAATAAGAAGAATGGAACGTAAAAAAGAAGAAGAAAATTAATAATGACAGATACTCTAAAAAGCAGTATACAAAAAGATTCCGAAGGAGTTTATATACTGGTTGAAACAGAGGATATAAATTTTTCTGAATTTAAGAAAGCTAAAATATTGTATTATATAGTAGAAATACACAGCATGAAATCAAGTGATATAGGAATCATGGCTGACGAAATAGATGGTGTTCAACACCCTATTAAATTTGATTCTTATTCAAAAGCTAAAGTGTCTGCTTCTAAACTACAAGAACAATTAGGAGAAGAATCTCACTGGTTTACTAAGATTATTTCAAAAGAAAAAGATATTGTTTCGTCTGAGGAGCAGTAGAATAAACGGACTGGACGCGGGGGCAGTACCCGCCGCCTCCACCATAAGGACACTAAATGGAAATTATTTGGCATATACTATTAACAGCTTGTATGAATTCTGAGTGTAGAACTCAAGATGTTCAGTGGTTTGATAATAAAAACACGTGTGAAGCAACAAAAAAACTTTACGAAGAGATTCCTCTAGATGGAAATTGGACAAGTGTTAAGTATATTTGTAAACCAAAAGGCTCAGTGTCTTTATGATGGGGGCGAAATAGGATCGACAGACGTAGTAAAAACTAAACCGAGAAACAGGTGCGCAAGCGACCTTAACCGCAAGAAAACAACAATTGCAAATGATAATTTCGCAATCGAGGATTACCGCTTAGCGGCATAATCTCACGGGGCGGCCACTGCCTAGCAACAGAAAGTGGCATTTTTAAAGGAGGTACAAATGGCGCCAAGAAATCATAAGTCCTGGTTAACAAAACCAAAAGTAGAAGCTATTAGTAGTGAAATTTATAATAGTTTTGATATTTACAAACAAGAACAAGAAGATATTTTTTCAAAAGTTTGGGTTCCTGTTTGTCATATGTCAGAGATGCCAAATGAAGGCAACTTCAGAACATCATCTATTGCTGGAGTTTCCATTATTGTTTATAATTTCAATGACGAAGAAGTTAGAGCGTATAGGAACTATGATATTAAACAGGTATCTGGTACTTTTGCTGCTCCTATAGTAACATCAGAACCTAGATTACATTGTGAAGTAAAGCACGGAGGTATGGTGTGGGTAACACTAGATCCTAATCCAACGCAAAGTGTTGAAGAATGGACAGCTGGAGCTTTTGATTGTATTGCAGATGCTATTGATACTGAAGAGATGGAAGTATTTCACTATCATAAAGCAGTTATAGATACAAACTATAAATTATGGCATGATACTAACTCTGAGTTCTATCACGATTTTATGCATTATTTTAATCGAGTGTCAGGATTCAACGATGAATATTTCGCTAGAAAAAATATTCCTTTTGATAATGGTCACGTTAACGTGTCTAGCTTTACTGTTAATTATGAAGAGTATGATGGGTTTGAAGATCGCGGGGAACTATCTTTTCCCAATCTACCGCCCAACCAGTGGTATATGGTAGATCTCTTCCCAGGATATAACTTTAACCTTCGTGGTTCTGCCTATCGTTCAGACTCAGTAACGCCTCTTGGACCTAATAAGGTGCTTATTGAATTTAGAGGATATGGATTAAAGAAAGATACACCAGAAGAAAGACAAACTCGTATCAAACACCACAACTCTATTTGGGGACCCTTCGGTCGCAACCTACATGAAGACCTTATTGGTGTAGCTGGTCAAGGTACTACTATGAGAGAGGGTACCGAATCTAGGAACATTCTACACGGACGTCATGAAAATAGTACAATCCATGACGAAGTTGGTATGCGTCATTACTATGCAGAGTGGAGCAAGTGGATGGGATTAGATGCAGGTAGACCATGTCAATTAGCAGCGTAGCAGCGATTTGTATACTTTCGATTAATACAAGCGAAGTTAAAGCTGTAGTTCATGATACTTATGACTGGGTGTCTAGCTGTCATGTAGCTATAACCGAATACGGCTTTGATAATCCCGATTCTAAATGTTTCTGTGTTAAAATGGATAAAGAAAACGAGTAAATATTAAAACAAAATATAATAATCAAAAGGAGGTAATAGTTACCTCCTTTTTTTTAATTTTTATAGCTTACCCACCAAAGTAGTAACTTGAAAATTTTAAAAATTTGTGTATAATACTATATAAAGAGGTATAAAATGATTAAACAAAAAGACACAAAAGAATATTCCGAAGTTACTTTACCTATAATTTCTCAATTAAATAATTTTTTTTCCGCGTGGGAAAAAGAAACAGAAGAGTTTAACAAAATTTGGGATGATTGGTTTCTAGAACAGTCTATTAAGGCACATGCAGATTATGATGGAGAATGGGCAGGATCTGGTACTTTAGACTATAATGAAGCCAGAATTATATACACTTTACTTAAAAAGCTAAAGCCACAAAGAGTATTAGAAATAGGGGTAGCTCAAGGTGTTAGTGGAAGCTTAATTAGAGAATCTCTTCCTATAGATTCTCACTTTGATGGAATAGATATGAAATTACCCCATAATATATGTGACAAGTATAAAGAATATCTAGAAAGCGATCAGATAAATTTTTATAAAGGGGATGCCATAGAGTTTGTTAAAGAGACTACGGAGAACTATGATTTAATCTTTGTTGATGCAGACCATAGAGAAACTTTTTGTACTGAGATTGCTAAAATAATCAAACAAAAACACCCAAAAGCTACTATAGTATATCATGAATGGTCTTTTTCCGTAAACGCGGAGGAAGAAGAATTAAAATATATTTCTAGACCAGAATGGATAAAACAATTTTGGGAAAGAAAAGCTTTTGAAGATGAATATATAGAAAATAATTATAAACACTTTGGCTTTTATGGAAGCTGTGGACTAGGAGTAGTAATAAATGAAAATTTACTTTCGATGCTGTGAAAAACAAGAAACAGTAAGCGGTGTTAATCGTTGGGAAGAAATTCCTAAATGGAAAACTGTTCGTAAATGTTGGAAATCAATTTATGAAGGTATTGACGAATCTGATGAGGTATTTATTTTACATGATGAAGTAACACAAGAAACATTAGATTTTATTGAAGAACATTCTTACGAAAATACTACTTTTTTAGAAATTCCTAAACACCATATACAAGACAGATTGCATACATTTAAAATGCTAGAATTTTTAAAAACCCAACTAGATACGAGCAATCCTGAAGAAGTTCACTATATTGTAGAAGATGATTATTTACATACCCCAGACGCTATTTCAGCAATGAAACTTATTTTTACAAAGTGGAATAACTTTGTTACTACATATGATTATCCTGATAGATATACTATGGACAAAACTCCATGTTTTTTAATGGTTGATACAGATAGACATTGGAGAACTAACCCTTCAGGTACTTATACTTTTGCGGCCAAAACAAAAACCTGGTTAGAATGTTGGGATATAATTAACAACACTGCTCCTCATAACCCTACAAAAGAAATGTTTCAAACTCATCCGTGTATTTCTCCTGTACCAGGGTGTTCCTCTCATTTAACCCCTCATCATTTAAGTCCTGTAATAGATTGGGACGCTTTATGGAATAATATTAATATCAATGCATCTTAACCAGCAAGATCTTCACAGTAATATAGAGAAAGTTGAACACGTTATTTATGGACCTTGGGTAGGAGAATTAGGCTGGGAGTTATTCGGCTGTCAGGGTTATTTAAGAAAATTAAGAGAAGATTATACACATATAAAATCATTTCACATAATTAGCAGAACGGGAAGAAGTTTTTTATACGAGGATTTCTGCGATTCATATATTGAATACGATTGTCCAGGTCATAACATTACAGGAGCACTTTGTCTAGATTGGAAACCGGATAAACAAATAATTCCTTCTGTAACTAAATCTTTAGGCTTAGATAATTATTTATATATACCTACTCAACACTTCTTAGTTGATTATCATGCTGCAGGACCTGGAAGAGAAGAAAGACTAGAAAAGTTTTTAGGATCTCAAAAGTTTATTAAATATGAAAATAATAATATTGAAGATAAACCTTTTGATATATTAATTCATGCTAGACACAGCTTTCACCACAACACAGGAGAAAAGAATTGGCCTATAGAAAAATGGAATACTGTGTGTAACTATCTAAAGAATAAAGGATACAGTTTAGCTGCTATAGGAAGTAAAGAAGGAGCCCATTTACCAGAAGAGTGTGAAGACCTTAGAAATATTGATTTAGAAAATGTGGTCTCATACTTAAACTATAGCAAAATGTTAGTATCTTGTTGCAGCGGGCCAGCACACCTAGCTTCTTTATGTGGTACACCTTTAGTTGTATTAACTAATAAAGCTAATATTGATAGATATAAAACAGACTGGAATCCTTTTAATACTCCTAGAGAGATTCTCTATGAAGAAGGATATAACCCAAAAACAGAAACAGTATTAAATAGAATAGAAAATCTATTATGAAAAAAGTTTTATATGTTGGGGTTTTTAGCGAACACTCAACAAATGTTTGGCAGGCAGAAGCTCTTGATAAAATATGTGACCTAACTACCTTTGATATGCGAGATATAGGAAATTATACATACACACAAAGAGATAATGCTATTATAAATATCATTAAAAAAGACACTCCTGATTTACTATTAATTAGTAAAGGAAACACAATAAATATAGATGTTATTAAAAAAGCAAAAGAATATTGTAAAGTTGCTTGTTGGTATATGGATCCTTTAGTAAATGCAGATAGTGAATGGATGGAAAAAGTTAAACACAGTGATTATATTTTTTCAGCTTATGAACACTTAGCAAATATATTTAGAGAAACTAATAAAAATAGTTTTTATATTCAAGAAGGTTTTCATAAACCAATTCATAGACTTATGAAGATAGAAAAACAATATGATGTAAGTTTTTTAGGATGGTTAAAAGATCAAAGACAAGGTTATTGGAAAGAATTAAAATTTTCTAATTTTAATGATAAATATAGTTTTGAACACACAAAAATAGTAGCACAGAGTAAAATAAATTTAGGATTTACTACAAATAATGAAGGTACTTCTGATAGGACATATAAAATTTTAGCAGCAGGAGGATTTTTATTAACAGAGCCTTGGAAATATATGGAAAACGATTGGGATGTAGGAAAAGATTTTGTTTGTTTTAGTTCTATTAGTGATTTAAAAGACAAAATAGGTTATTATTTAAAAAATCAAAAAGAAAGACACGAAATAGCAGAACAAGGAAGAAAAAAAGTACAAAGATTTAGTACTGATAATTGGGCAAAAAACATAGTAAAGCCAATAATATGAAGATATTAATTACAGGACATAAAGGTTTTATAGGACAAAACTTATATAAAACTTTAGAAAAAGACCACGATCTTTACACCTATGAATGGTATCCTTATGAGTATCCCGAAGTACATGGATACGACTGGGTTATTCATTTAGGTGCTATTTCTAGTACTACTGAAAAAGATGTAAATAAAGTAATGTTACAAAACTATGAATTTTCTCAGTGGTTATTTGATGAGTGCAATAAAAAGAATGTAAATCTTCAATATTCTTCTAGTGCTAGTGTATACGGTACTAATACTAATTTTAAAGAAGACGCCCCTAAACAACCACAATCTCCATATGCTTGGAGTAAATATTTATTTGATAGGTGGGTTACAAAACAACCAAAAAATATTATTGTTCAAGGTTTTAGATATTTTAATGTATACGGACCTAATGAAGATCATAAAGGAAATCAAGCGAGTCCTTATACAAAATTTATAGAACAAGCTAAAACAGAAAAAAGCGTAACTATATTTAAAAATTCGGATAAATATAAAAGAGATTTTGTATGCGTTGAAGATGTTTGCAAGGTACACAAGCAAATGCTAAAAGTAAAAGAGAATGATATATATAATGTAGGTACAGGAACTACTACTAGTTTTTATGAAGTAGCAAATGCAATTGCTGAAAAGTATAAAGTCAAAATTTACGAAATCGAGATGCCTAATAATTTAAAAGGACAATATCAAGAATTTACTAAAGCAAACTTAGATAAACTTAACAAACACCTAAATATTGAGTGGGTAAATATTCTAGACTATATAAAGAAAGATTATAATGAGTAAAGTTTTATTAATAGGAGATAGTTGTACAGATATTTATCACTATGGCACTATAGATAGAATTAGTCCAGAAGCACCTATACCGGTTTTATTAACAAAAAACTTATTAACATGCCCTGGGATGGCTGCAAATGTAAATAATAACCTTAAAGCTTTTAATATAGACACTGATTTTATTACTAATGAAGAACCTATAACAAAAACCAGATTTTTAGATATTAAAACCGGACAACATTTGTTAAGAGTTGATAAAGAAAAGACCCTAAAAGAAATTAATGAATTACCAAAACTAGATAAATATACTGCAATAGTTATTAGTGATTATAATAAAGGTTTCTTATCTTATAATCATATAGAGCAAATTATTAATACTTCTAAAGTACCGGTATTTATTGATACTAAAAAGCGAGATTTAAAAAGGTTTAAGAACGCAATAGTAAAGATTAATGAACGAGAATTTAAAAATAGAACAAGTGATTGTAATAATATCATTGTTACTTTAGGGTCTAATGGAGTTTTATATAAAGATAATATTATACCAGCGCCTAAAGTAGAAGTATTCGATGTTTGTGGGGCCGGAGACACCTTCTTATCTGCTTTAGTATGTAAATACATAAATTCAAAAGATATGATAGCATCAATAAATTTTGCAAATAAAGCAGCAGCAATTACTGTACAGCACAGCGGTGTTTATAGTTTAACAAAAAAGGATTTAATCAATATATCATGAGTAAAACATTATTTCTATTTTGGCACGGACTTGGAGATAACATTCTAGCAACACCTGCTATTAAAAAATACAAAGAATCTACAGGAAATTATATAGGGTGGATGATGCTTGATCGTTTTAAACCTGCAAAGCTTTTTGATAATAATCCTTATGTAGATCAAATTCATTGGAGTGTAGATGCTTGGCATGTAGCAGGTTTTGATAGAATACAAGAGGGGTCTGTAATAGCAATTAATAATGCTAAAAAAGAAGCTTTAGA